TCTTCTAACATTACCTGCTACAACACATTTACCAATCAGATTCATTATATCTACGATTGTTGTGATTGTGATTGGATTACCCGCATTACCCTCTAACACTTCTGTAATACTTTCATGAACTTCTTCTAATGGGTCTGGTCCTGAACTAACTCCACCAAATCCTTTAATTGGTTCACCTGCTAATCTAATTAAACTATAATCAAATTTGACTGGTGCTTGTCCATGAAAATAACTTTCCAATAATAACCTTAGAGATTCTACCCAACCCTCACGAGTATCAGGTATTACAAATACTTGTTCTTCTCTATCTTTTTCTACACCCTTAACAAGTATTTCCCCCGCTCCTTTGGTATCAAAACCTACACCAACTCCTAACATACTTGCATCCATTAAGAAACAAAATGGTTTAGAATAATCATCTTTGATTGTTGATGTTGATACAAATGCACAATTGTTTAGTGCGGCATATAAATTCTTTTCTTCTGTGATTGCAGTTCCCATAGCCCATAAACCACGACCAGGTGGTAAGAACTTCATATTAAAAATTCTATCATACATTTCTTGTGCTGATTTCTGTGCCTGCCAAGGATTCCAACCTAACTGATGTGAATCAATGTGATTCAACTGCATTGAATAAGTTCCCTCTACAACTCTTTGAACGGTTTCCCACCATCTTTCGTTTTTACCATCTTCTTTTATACGAGAATATGTTCTCATATAAACTAATTCACCTAATCCGTTGAACCCGAAAGGTGCCTTTTTTCTCTTATATTTTGCAACAAAATTTTCCGATAACTTAAATTTGTTTTCTACCATTTGAAACTAACTCCTGTGTTTTCTGTTTATATTTTTTCACCATAACTAAGTATAGTATATAAAGCGGAATATTCCAATATTTCTCATTTTTTTAGAAGTTTTAAAAAGAATTTCTTAGAAGTTCTATTCGAATCCACCAGCATCAAAATCTTTCTTCTTCTGTGCCAATGTTTTACGAACATACTCATCCGCATTGTTCATTTTTCCTTGTGCCTCACGGCCACCTTGTGTACTGGTCTCATATATTTGTATGTTACCTGTATTTGTATTGATAGAAGCAGGAAAGGTTATCCCATCGGGTCCAAATCTGTTTTTAATTACATGAAATCTACCTGTGTTTGCAATCTTATCTTCTACTTTCCTACTCATACTCATTACAAAATCAGCAGTCATCACTTTAGAATAATCCTCTGAAACTTTATCAGCCCCAATCACATCTTCCTCTAATGATGAACGATTAGCCTGTGAAGCTGTCCATAATGGAACATCAAACTCACCAGCCATTCCCCTTAACTCTTCATAAACATGACCTATTTGATGTCTTTTTTCATTGAAGTGTTGTGTAGATTTCATAATATCAGCATAATCCACAATAATCATATCAGGTTTAATACCTTGTAATACACATTGTTGTAAATGTGCTGTTAAAGTGTTTACACTTGCAGTTCTTGTTGGATAATATTTAATAATTAAATTACCCTTTAATTTATTTATAGCCTTTAATACTTCTTCTTTATGATATTGTAAGTTACCTGTTGGTTGTCCACTTACTATTGTATCATATCTTAATCCTACATACTGAGCATTTAACTCTAATGTATAATGAATTACATTCAATCCTTTTGCAACTGCATGAGCTCCAATAGCCTGAAGTGTCCAACTCTTACCAATACCAGCAGGAGCAACTACAACTCCAAGTTCACCACCAGCTAATCCACCATCCATCAAATCATTAACACTATCCCATTGTGTTGGTTGTGTTACTCTTGCTTGTTGTGTCATTCTTTCTTCAAAACCTGTAATGTATTCGTGTCCGATATCTCTTTCCATACCAGCGGTCATGGCTTTATCTATAATGGTTTTTATTTCATCATACCTTTGAGATTCTAATAATTCTACTGAATCCATAATAGCATTCTTAACAACTTGATTCTTACAAAACTCTAATGTTTTTTCTTGAACAAATTCTAAATCATTACTCTCACGATGTTGCCATGCATTTCTTAAACTATCTACAATAGCTGTTTTTAATACATCATTCTCTACATCATCAATCAGAACTTTGATTGCTTCCATTGTTGGATTTGTTTTGTATTTGGAAAAATAATCCTTGATAGAATTAATCAAGAATTTATTACTATCAGAATCAAAATAACTAATCTCTAAAATATCAACAACTTGTTTGATAAACTTGTTATCTACAAGAAGTGATGTAATTATTTTACTTTGAAAACCAGTACCATATTTTATTAATGATTCACTCATATATATAATTAGTTCCTTTTTTTCTCAGAATACAATTTATTTTCTCCAAATCCAAATTGGCTCTCCAAATGCTGTATTTTGAGTTTTTTGTGTTTGTTCTTTTAATTTATCATCAAAGTATTCACTCTTGGCATTACCAGCCCCACCACTATTGAATCTCTTTGTCATTTCCATTCCAATACATCCATCATAATGTAACCCTTTTTTTGATAGAAAATCATTCATTGGATTACAGATTTCATAATAACCTTTATCTTTTGGATTGTATACATCTGCAATATTAATTGCAAGTATCCCACCTTTTTTTAAGGTAGGGATTAATTTTTCAAGTGTTTTGTGTAAAAAGTTTTTATTCCAACTATCAATATCTTTATATCGAATGTAACTTTGTGTATCCTCATCTGAATATTTTTCTACATTGAAATAAGGTGGTGAAGTAAAGATTGTATCAAAGTGATTTTCATACTTTGTATAATCTACATCTTCAGCAGGTGAACAAATTAACTCAACTTTCTTTTCTTGTTCGAACATTGTTCTGTGTTTCTCATAGAACTCAATTTGTTTTTTATAGTTTGGATGATTGGTGGTGTTTGGGTCAATACCAACGAATGATTTTGTACTTTCTCCACAATAAAACCCAGCCAACCTATCACCCCAACCAGCACTAAAATCGAGTACATTAGTACTTCCATAATAATCATAAAATGCCTTTGCTATACTTGGTTTGAATTGAGAAGCAACATACTTTCTCAATGTGGTTGCCATCCTAATTGATTGTTCATCTACCTTTGTTAATACTTGGTCTAAGGTATAGAACGCTCTTACAATAGTTTTTATTCCCTTTACAGTCTGCCATGTTTTCCAACCACTCGGTGTTCTCGTCCAATCTACTTTCCATCTTGTTTCTATATGAAAGGGATTCGAAGCATTATTACCAGAATTATCCCTCCTGAAGTAACAACTCTTTAAATAATACTTCGATTCTTGTTCATTTCTTGGAAACCAACTATTCTCTACTAATAATTCTGGCCACCTTACGCTTTTGAGCTTGTTTAAACTATCAAGTGTTTGTCGTTCCGATATAACTGGTATCGGTGGCCTATATGTATGTAAAACTTTTGATAACTCTTCAATTACTTCTTCTTTTTCATAAGTAGTAATAATATATCTCCATTCTTCTTCATCAATAAAGATGTATGGTTTCATATCATAAAACTTTTTAAAGTAATCTGAAATTATCATCCTAAGTTTCCATATAAATCTTGTACTTTTTTATCGTAAAAATCTTTTTTCTTTTTTTCACGATACTTCTGTCTTGCCTTGGCTTTTATTTCCTCAGCATTTCTTTTATAATGTTCCATCTGCCACTTTCTTTGGGCTTCTCGTTTTTCTTTTTCACTATGGTATTTTCTTTTTCTACCCATGACTCTTCTCCGCCATGTGATTCAACCTATTGAATGTTGAATGTAACCAACTATCTAAGTTTGGTAAGGCAGTGTATAATTTATCCTCTAAGAACATCCTTTGAAATTTGTGTTTAACTAATCTCTGAATTGGTTCTCCTGTTATGTGTTGAGTTTTTTGTCTACTACTACCACCCATAACACTATCGGTTAAGTCCATTAGTTTTTTATTTAAAAGTAATTGGTCTTCATTATTTACAATAGTTTCACATATTTTGTATTTTTTTTGGTTCGCTTTTGAACTCTTCATAATATCTTCTATAGAATATTCGTGTGGTGATTCAAGGAATGGAAATACTTTCAGTAGTGTTTTTAATCCAGCACCTTTTATACCTGGTATCCCATCTGATTTATCACCATCTATAGCTCTGAACAATAAGAAATTCTTTGAATTAATTCCATATTCATTCACAATTCTTTCTTCATCATACATCAACTTTTTCGTTGGTGAATAAACTTGTATTCTATCATCCACCAACTGAAGAAAGTCTTTATCGGTTGACATAATTGTAACCTTATCATTAAATACATGCTTAGCTGCATAACCAATAACATCATCTGCTTCTACATTTTCAATGTTCATTAATGTTAATGGTAAACATTCAAGGTATTCTATTACTCGATTCAATTGACGAATCATCATCTTGTGTTCATCTTCTCTTGTAAGTGAAACATCTAAGTGTCGATTCAATCTAACTGACATTTTTCTTCCTGCTTTATATTCAGGAAAAAGTTTTCTTCGGCGGTTAGACCCACCTTTACCATCAAATACTATGATAGTTCGTGTAGGTCTAACCATGTTGATTGTGTAACCAATTGACCTTAAAAAACCTACTATTCCACCAATGTGAATTCCATCCTCATTAGTAGTAGGTATGGCTGAAAACACTCGTATGAATGTGTTCAATCCGTCAATAAGTAAAACCGAGTCATTTGGTTCACCACTATCTACTTTACCGCCAGATTTTTTAATCTCTTCGAGTATCGATAAGTGTCTCTTATTAATCACCGATAACCTCATCTGTGAATTCTACATCATCAATACCAAGTTTCTCTTTGTATTTCAATATAACTTTATCACAAATGATTTTGTATACATACTCTCTCAACTCATCATTTTTGGTAATTAACTCTTCCCAATCTTTCGATAGGAACTTATGGTCTTTACCATCTTGGTCTGTAAGAGTGTACCATGCACCACCTGATTTAACTAACTTGTGTTCTTTCAACACAGTCAACCATGCACCATAATTATCTATACCTCTATCAAAGTACATATCATAATCTGCATGTCGTAAAGGTGGCCCTAATCTATTCTTAACAATCTGTGCTCTACACTTCATACCAAGAACATTCTTTGCCGTATCTTTGATTTGTCCCATGTTCTTCAATCTAATTCTTGTTGAAGCATGGAATGGTAATGCCTTTCCACCACTTGTAGTCCAGGGGTCTCCAAACATTACACCTAATTTTTGTCTTAACTGATTTGTAAATACTAAGGCTATTTTCTGTCTACCAATCATCTGAGTAATCTTTCTCATAGCTTTAGATATAATAATGGCCTTGGCTGTTGCCCAACCATCTTTATCAAAATCTGCTTCTAACTCTACTTTAGTAGTAGCGGCTGCAAGTGAATCAACTAATATAGTAACTAATCTATCTTTATCTGATTCTCTTACTTTGGTTACGATTTCTTCAATCGCTTCAAAGATATCTTCTACAGTTTCTAAATGTAGATATAACATCTTACTCATATCAATTCCAATCACATCCATGAACTCTTGAGAAACTGAAGTTTCAGTATCTATATATACTGCGATTCCACCTTTCTTTTGAGTTTCTGCCAACATATGAGCCCCAAGTAGTGATTTACCACTTGATTCTAATCCGTTGATTTCTGTGATTCTACCTACGGCGATACCACCATCAGGTTTATTTGATATAGCCAAATCTAACATAGAACTACCTGTGGATATAAAATCTTTTATATCAGTAGGTGTGTTATCAGTACCATCTAAAAAGTATGCTACCTTGTTATCTTTGAATTTTTTATTTAAACTATCGGCCAAATTTGAGGCCAATACATCATTTACTGATGCCATCCTAATCTCCTTAAGTTAATAATAGTGTGTAGTTAGGGAATACAATAACACCCATCTCTACTTTTCTTGTATGTTGCCACACACTATATATTGTTATTATTTATGAATTAAACAATTCATCAAAGGCATCTGAAGTATTACTCTTCACTTTAGCATTTGATAGTTCAGTTTTAGAAACTTCTTCTTTAGAAGTAGTAGTTTCACCATCTGTGTTATCATCACTTGGATTCAACCACTCATTCAGAATATCTGTAAGGTCATCATAAGATAACTCTTGATAGATTTCCTTAATATCTTGTTGGGTTTTAACCAATTCAAGAGTTTCAGGTTCATCTGAAATCGGTGTTTGATTAGGTTTTACTCGGATTTTTGTTGTAGGAAACGATGCTCCCGTCTCTTCTGCTGATAAGAACTCAACAACTACATCACGACCATTTACTGCATCTGTGATATCACCATAATCAGGGTCAGCGATTATTGAAAGAAGTTCTTGATAAACTGTCTTTCCAAATCCCCAAAATTTAACACCTTGTTTTTCTTCTCCTCTTACAATGACTGGTGCAAAAGTTCTCATCTTAGCTTCTAACTTACGAGCTAATTGATAATCTTCCTTAGAACCACTTCCTTTTAGTTTTTGAGCAAACTCCTCGATTGGGTCTGGTCTACCAAAAGAAATTGGTGAAAGATATGAACGATTGTTCAGATTGTAATGGAAGAATAATTCAATAAAAGGATTATCTTTATTGAAAGCATAAGGTACTATTCGAATTTGTGTTTTACCTGGTTGTGGTTTCCAAAGACTGGAAGTACGATTGTTTGTGGTTTGTAACTGATTAAGTCGCTTTTTAATTGCATTTAAATCCATTATTCATTCTCCTATTTGTTTAGTTTTATTATTCATTTATCATTCGTATCATTTATCGATACATTAATAAATATAACCTTGATTGATTAAAATCAATTTTTTCTTGCCTTTTGCAAAAAAAAAAGGTTCGGTTGTTTTTTAAAGTTTTAATATAGTGGAAACTAAAAATACGGTTGAACCTTTTTTTTATAAATTTTTAATTGGAAATCTTAGGGGATGTAAGGTTAACGATTACTTACAACTTGAAGCTCTGATTTTTTATACCTTGTACCTAACATCTTTCAGTTATGAAAGTGATTCTCAAGATGGTTAATCTCATTGAATCGAGTACAACCTCTATGCCATTACTTTAACTCTCAGAGTTTAGTTTATTCAGTCATTAAGTGGGATTTCAGTATTACCCTTACCCACAACAAGGTCAACAGAATCGTTTCTGTTTTTTTCTTCAAGTACTTCTGATTATTGATGTCTCAACTACCGAAATGATTTACACCTAAGTAGGTTCACCACGAACTAATCTGTGATTGCCTTATGAGCTTCCGAAGTATACTCATTATTCAGCCAATCCCATACCGAGTTAATTACTCTCAGTACTTTCCGATTTCTCAATTTTCAAAAAACTTTGTATCTCATTTTAGATACATAAATATATATGTATATAAATTCTCAAAATAGCATTTATTTTGCAAAAAGTTAATTTTTTTTTAAATTTTCTTTTGCCAGTCGTTTACATCGACAATTTGATGTATTTTTGTAGGTATGATATTCAATCCACTTTCAGCAGTTAATATCAATGTGTTTTGAAACTCTGACCAATCTACTTGAAATGATTTATCAAGAACTCCACCGTTCTTTTCTCTGATAACTTCATTCAATGCGTTGATTGTATAGAGTGTATTTGATTGTTTCTTTCTGTGTAACGATATAGTGTTCTCAATGTTCTCTTCAAAGTTATCCATAAACTCAACATTGTAAGTACACATTAATTGTGTTGGGTCATTTTGGTTACTAAAAACATATATCTTATCAAATAGAATATCATTGCATGATACAATAACATCTATTATTTCATTTAATTTTGGAACCCTTGTGAATGTACATAGTAATTGTGTTCTCATGTTATCTCCTAAAGGCCCCCAATAATCCAGACCAATCTTTGGTTACTAATTTGTAACTTGATTTTACTGATGGTGCTCCATCCATTTGTCCTGTAGAAAATCTAATCTCAATAATAATAGTACCGATACCACCCATCTCTTGTGTACCAACATCTAATAAAAATTTGTATCCAGCCTGTGATTCTTGTAGTTCATAATCGGCAATAAACTTATCTGGCCCCATTTGTTTATCATAGAGTTTCTCACTTGGTATAAACCAAAATGTTTTACCACCTTTAGCGGCATAAAATAAACTTGTATCTCCTACACTTAATTGTCTTTTAAATAGAGTACTCAAGTTCATTCTAATATTATTTTCTTCTTTAGAAAACAATTCTGAAAATATATCGTTGAAATGTTTACCTCTTTTTACCTGCCAATCTTTCCATTGTGGATGATGTTTTTCTTGAAGTTTTCTACAGAAGTATTTAAACTTTTTTGTTTTTGCAGAATACTTTTGTTTAGGAAATCCAACTGCCTCTGATAATATATTCAATTCATCTTCTTTTAATATTTCTTTTTGATATGCATCCCAAGATGATTTTGAATGTCTTTTAAATATCTTCTGTGCTTCTTTATCTTTTGTTAATGAATTAAATAACTTCTCTACTAACTTCATCCAATCTTTGGTCATTGAGTTAAAGTTTTTATTATATTTCTTTATAAATTCAGCACCTTTTAACTCAGGCATTCCTAATATTTTTGTAAAAGTACCTAATGTTAAATTCTTTAATTGTCCAACTCCAGCCTTTAATGATATACCAACATCACCATAACCACTAAAGTTACCAGCAATATCAGCAGCTCCAAATTTAGAACCATCATTTGTTGGGCCAGTCCACATCATATTCTTACCCTTACCCAACTCTTTTTTAACTCTTGTAGATAAGTTTTTTGCATCTGAAACTAATGCTGATTTTGGTATTGAGTCTTTTTGTAAGAATCTTTCCCAAGCCGAACCATCTGGTTTGACTGTTCCTAATCCAGCATTTACCGCCTTTATAGTTCCATTCTTAAAAAACTTTCCAACCTCTTCACCATCTTTAAACGAACTATTACCACCACCAACTAATATACCAGTCATTACTTCGTGATAAAATGTAGTTGCAGATGTATCACCTTTAGCTTCCACTATCGGTTCTTCTATTTTAGTACCTGATAAGTTATTTAATAATTCCACTCTTGCCTCAACACTCCAATTATGTTCTTTTAAAATATCCCATAATTTAATAAGATGTTGTTCATTAGTCAAGTCTGGACTTCCATCTTTAATAATGTAACTTAATTCGTTTAATATTTTATCCCAATTCATTTAGAATCTCCTGTGTACATATCAACTAAATCCCCATAATCGAAATCATTAGAATAATCTGTACTACCATACTTATCCCAACTACCAACTGCATCTTGGAATCCCTCGTACTTCTCACCAGTGTTTTTAATTTTTTTAATCACTTGTACTTGTATTGTTTTTTTATCTTTCTTTCCACCATATGGGTCATCAGCTTTTGGATAATGTAATTGAGAGTAACCACCTTTATTATACCAAGGCTCTGGTTTACTATCATCCACACCCAACACTCTCGTTTGTCCTGCAGGTGAAAAACCTGTATCTGGTTCTCCCTCATCTGCTGTTGAGATATGTCCTGAACTTATTTCTAAAATATTTTCTTGGATTTCTTTTTTCCAATCAATAATCTTTATGGGTAAATTTAATCCTAATGCTATTCCTAACATCAATCTACTATTTCCCCCTAATAAATATAATCTTTTTGATTTATCCCTCACAACTATAGGTGCTGGAATCTTCTCTTGAGTTTTTAACCCTTGAATAATCCTCTTGTAATCCTTACCATATTTCTTAGCTCTTGAGATAGCTTCTTTCATTCTATCCTCTGGAGCTAAATCTAATATTTCACCAGCATCAGAGTTTTCTAATGAACGAATCTCTTCTTCACTTGGAAATTCATATAAAGCAGTTTTGATATCTGAATAACCATCATCTTTATCTTTCCAAAACTTTGGAAGTTTTCTTTTAGTATGTTCATTATCAAGATACTCATCAACTTCTTGGTCAAGTTCAGATTGCATATATGGTCTCATATGTCGATAGCTCTTTAAAGATTCATATAAAATATCTTTCAAATTATACAAGTAGTTTCTCCGTTATCTCATTCATAGTATGATAATTATCTCCCATATAAACTCTTGTAGGATACTTACCATCACACTCTATAATATTCTTTACTTTCTTGAGATATTCTAACCCATCAGTTTTGTAATCAAAATCAAACAAAAAAGCATCATAATTGTAGAGAATTAGTTTACTCTTAAAAGTTTCCTTTTGCATATAAAAGAAAAACTCATCTAATATATTAATATTATGTTCTGTCTCCATCAACTGAATCATATAGTTAAATAACTTATTAGGATTCATATCAGGTAAATTCTCTTTACTTATCACTCTATTATAAATATCAGATTTGATGATTTTATTAGCTTTCCACTTACTCCACAAGTCCTTTATATACACATCTACCTCACTAAAGAAAGGATTATCTTTAATTTCTTGAGATATTCCACCATATAAGTACTTAAATGTTAATTTTTTACCATCTTCGTAACTTAAACCATAAGTATCTGCAAGGTGTTGATGTACATTACCTTTAGGAAATTCATAGTTTATTTTCTCACCAATCAATCTTGGATGATATGCATCATAATCAAATTCAACCAATACACCATTATCGAATCTACTAATAAACTTCTTTCTACTACCATCTTTTTTATTCAAAGCTGCAAAGTTCATACCACCAAATCTGTTTGATGGTCTACCTGTACTTGTGTATGGATTATATTCTGAATACACAATACCATCTGTAGTTTGTATTCCATTACTCTCTACATCAGATAAAACTTCTAAGATACTTTGGTCATAGTAATCACAATCTTCAACATAACCCATCAATTCATCTGCAACATTTGAAAGATACTCACCATGTTTTACCAAAGGAATAATATCATTCACATTATCCTTTTCAAAGTGTACTCTGTAATTATGATGATGTGCATTTGTTAGATGTTTATCAAAATCATATGGTTCATTTGTTTTCATATAATGGCACCAATTCAAATCTATTAATCCAAATATATCATCACACTCAATCATTGAATTATGTTTAAATGATTTCATATCACCCACACATACTTTACTATCATCTACATCAAACTTTTCTATAGTTCCCCACTTCTCATTATGATTTACAGGAACAATATACTTTTCAAATGGTGTTACGATAAGAAAACAAGACACACGATTCTGTTTAGGATGTTTGTTTGCATCCGATAATATCTGTAGATAAACGAAGTGTTGAGTTTTCATTCTTTTTTGTAATGAAACCCACTTCTCTTTAGAATTTACTATAACCATTTAACCCAATTTGTATTTTACATAAGTAACTATTTGTTCTGCAATGTTTGTTTTACAGAACTTATCCATCCCCTCAAAACCAGGTGATGAATTTACTTCACAGATACTATAACCACCATCATTAAATAGTAGGTCAACACCTGCAATATCCAAATTTAATAATCTTGCACACTCACCACTTAAGAACTCAATCTCTTCTGTAATTTGATAAGGAATACCCTCACCACCTCTTGTGATGTTTGCTCTAAAATCATCATCTGTAGATTGTCTCATCATACAACCCACTACTTTACCATTCAAAACAAATACTCTTAAATCTTTTCCATATGAATCTTCAATAAACTCTTGAATAATAATGTTATAACTTGGTTTAGTTATCTCGGCCATTCTCATCAATTGTTTTAATTGTTTTCTGTTCTCAACTAAGAATACACCAGCACCAAATGAACCACTTAATGTTTTAACAATAATTGGATAGTTTAAACTACTTTCAATAAACTCAACATCGATTGGATGTTTCACCAATAGTGTTTTAGGTACAGGTAGATTTGATTGTCCAAGTATTTGTTGTGAGTATAACTTATCTTTAACTGCATCAATAGATTCACTACCATTAATAAGTATCACTCCCAACCTCTCTAAATGACGAATAATTGCCTTTATAAAATAGGTTGTTCCACTACCAGTTCTTGGTATTACAAAATCAGGTAATGCTCTCGCCTTACCATCAACACGAATACTTTTTCTATCATCCCTATCCACATAGATATCTACATCTTGTGGATTAACCACACGAACTTTTATATCTTGTTTTTCAAACTCTTCAACTAATCTCTGAGTTTCGTATGATTCCTTAATATCTCTTTTATATAGTATCCAACCTGTCATCAATCTAAGTATATTTCACTCCATAGTTTTGTTGTTTCAGGAAACTTCTCTAACATAATTTCTTTCAATGCCTTAGCATATTCTTGAATTTCTACTTGTGATGTTGGTTCATCTCTTAACTCAATGAAATTCATAACACTTTGAAATGATGCCGTCCACCATACCTTTGTATAAACTGTAAGTGGTAATATACTACGAGCTTGTTCTTTGGCCATACCACTCTTTAACATTTCTTTATAGGCAGAAATGGAATTCATTTGAGAGATAGTCCATAATTGTTTCATCTCTTTTTGATTATCAACTAACCCATCACTCGCCTGTTTATTATCTTCTGATTGTTTACGAAATTCTGTTGGTTCATAAAATTCATCATATGGAACATACCTACCACTAATCTCATTCCAAGCATGGTCTTTTGTTACATGAGATGATGTAGTTTCAATACCAACGACATGTTTGTACCATTGTCTCATCACAAACTCAGGTGCTTTAATAATGAACATACCATGTTGATGTCTAAATGGTGAAAAGTGTTTGTGTTTAATTAAAAACTTAGATAATTTTCTATCTTTATTTTCAAATTTATCACTCCTACCACCAAATGATACACGAGCAGCATTTACAGGTGTTAAATCATCACCAAGTGTATCTACTAATTCTATATATCCTTTATCTAATACATCAATTTTCATTTTTTTCTCCTTTTAATATTTGTGCAAGTTCCATTTTTCTTCTTCGTTTGTATTTCTTAGCGTACTCTTTTCCACTTGTGGTTCTTAACCATATTTTTAAATACAAAGATTGAACTATACTCTTTAGAAAATTTATAACCATTTATAATATATATTAAATTAAATCCTCAAAATACTAATTTTCTTCGGCATCTCGGTCTTTTTCTGAATCAATGGTGAATTGTACAAAATCTACTTGTTCTTCACCAGAAACTTCTTTGAACTCAGGTTCCGTAATCTTTCCTTTTTGTTTTACTAATTTTTGCATATCTACTCTCATGATACCTGTAATATTGGTTGTCCATCCTGTAGTATCAATAGTATGTTCTTGTGATTTAATTTGGAACAAAGCATATTTCCTATATGTTTCAGGTAAATAATCCACTGCAAACATATCAAATAAATCTAAACCACCAATACCTGGCATACTGAATGAAACTTCAACGGGTACTATTGGGTCTACTTCCATATCAGATAGTAGTGTTTTATTCATAAAGTAAAGTAAAGTTCTTTCATAAGATGCAATCATAGTACCATTTGAATTCCATATCAATCCATTCTTATCTGGATTATCAACATCAAAGGATGTTAACCCATCAAATGGTTCACTTGTTTCATTTGCTGTTTCTTCATCTGCTCTTAAGTTATTAAGTTCTTCATCTAATTCAGATTTATTTTTATCACCAAAATTTACTTTTTGTGATGGTTTTACTTTTTCTAATTTAGTATCACCAGATTGTGCATCAAGAACATCTTTGGCTGATGGATTATTACTAACTTTAGTTTTATACTTTTGCATCTCACCTTTCATAAAAGGATTAGAAACATCATGCACTAATATATCTTCGAATGGTGTTATATCTGAACCATCTTGAGTAGCTCGTATTGCCTCGTTTTGTAGTTCACCAAGTATTTTAGCACCTTTATCTTCTGGTTTGTTTGTAGTACTATTTGGATTAGTAGATAGTTTTTTATTACTATGATATAATGCCATAGTTGCCATCTCAGATGATAGATTTACATTTACACTAAAATCTTTAAATAAAGAATGTTTCCCATAATTAGAGAACATAAAAGTATCTACGGCACCCTCATCATCATTAGAGAATGCTTTTGCCTTTGCCTTATCTCTTGTATAATCTTCACGAACTTCAGGATTGTTATCAGCAACCCTACCCTCAGTTTCAAATCTATCCACCATACCAATTTTACCAGTATTATTTACATCAACAACCATCTCAAAGTTCCAATATCCTCCGTACAATGAAGCCACAGCACCCCAAAAACTATTCATAGCATTTTCAAGGTTATTAACAGAACTAAAAAAGTGTTTTAGATAATCTGAACTAAACACCATGTTTCGTATAATACCTTTATCTTTATCAGGATGTTTAAATTTTGGAAATCTTTGATTTATTTTTTCAAAATCTTCAAACAAATGTATATAATCTTTGAAAGCATCTGTTCCACCAAGTTTCTTCTTCATCAATCTACCAATATCACCTCTTAGTGCATTATTACCATTAACTTTAATCCTACCTGGTATACGACCTGGTAATATAACATCTTTATTAATTGTAAATGTATACTTACCATATCTACAAAGTGAATTTTCTACATCTGTACCAACTATTTTACCATCACCATCTACTCTATATTTTAAATTTCTACTTAATATTTGTGTTGATAATTCACCAGCATCCGTCTTTACATTTTTATTAGGATTAGATGGGTCTTCAGTTACTATAAATTTTTCTGTTTTAAATCCAAAGAAAGAACTCAATACGATATCTTCGAACCAAGCCCAATTACAATAACCCTTTTCTCCATTATGATACACTCCTGCATCACCATTCTTAACTGCCAGTTTAATATTACTATCAAGATTTTCCATGAACTTCTCAAAATAAAAATTAGAGTTAGCATAAGCATCTTCAAGTTTTTTTAAATTAGAATCTTGTATCTCAGTTACTTTACTATTTAAGTTCTCATCAATAGTACTTTTAAATAAATCCGCACCAATAGAAACTATTGTAGTGGTACAATCAAATCCACCATTTGGATTTATCTTGTAATCAAAATTTGTAATCTTACCAATGGTACAATAATAATCACCACCAGCTCTTTTTATTTTTAAATTTGTTGATTTAAATGATTTTAAAAACTCTTCCTCATCATTAATAACATCTGGTTTTATATCTACTTCTTTATTGTTTGACCAACCAAATTCTACAAACACAGTCCTACCATGTTTTAGTAAAGCAGATTCATATTCTTGAAATTTATTTATATCCCAAAACTTCCAAGTAATAGTAGTTTCTTGTATACCATAATTACTTTTATATGTAGTATTAATAGATTGGATACCACTATGTGGTCTAAATGTTGTATCAGGATTATTTGTGTATAAACTATCTTGAGAGGCTAATGGTTTATTAAGTGGTTGTCCATCTTTAAATGCACTTGATAACCTAAATAATTCTGATTTCTTTTTACCATCACCATCAACTCCATGTATAGCTGATGTTACTCTAGCCCAACAGGCGTTTGTTAGGAAATCCATTGCATTAAAACCATCACTCATAGGTTCTAATGGTGTAAATTCACCACTCCGATTCAATGCATCTATTCGGTTATATAAACTCCTTTGAACGAATTTATCTATTTGTTTAAATTCAAACATTGGTATTAAGTTTATTTAATTGTTTTACTACATCACCAATATCCATCGGTATAACTAATTTCTGTCCGACTGTGAACTTAGTTCTACCTTGAAAGTTATTTGCTCTTGCAATAATCCACCATAAAGTTTGGTCTCCATAAAATTTATTTGCCAAAGTCATCAACGAATCATCAAATTTTGCATAGTAGATTACATCACTATCTTTACTTTCGATATCAGGATATAGTGTTGTAGTTAATACTTTTTTCTTATTAACTTTATCGTTCTGTATTTCTGTGTATTTATATCTACTCATTAGTCTGTATAAACTCCCTTACTCCAATGTTTAGGGTCTGTAGCTTTTTGCATATCAGGTCTACTTGTAGTTCCATCTCTTGGGTCATTCTTTCCAAATACACCATTGTTTCCATTACCCACTCCAAAATCTTTTAGGTGTGGAACATCATAGTGTTTACCTAATGTGTTCGGTAAGTATTTACCTACATGAACAAACTCTACTGATACAGAGAAGTAATGTGGTATTTGTAATCCCTCATCAATTTCCCAATTAGAATTTTCTTCCATAGTTACTGTGATACTATTAAAGTAACCTGGTGTGTTATTAAATAAATCACCAATAGTTAAATAAATATATGGTGCTACTGGTCTTTCTTCATCATCCCCACTAAGTATCTTCTTAAATGTAGGATAAGCCAATCCAACTAAAGCATTCATCTTTTCTTGAATGATTGGTATTTCTTGTTTACTAAAAGCAGCAACTTTAAAATCAAAACTTACACTACGAGAAGCACCACTATACAAGTGTACTGAATCAGGTCTACCGATATATCTTTCTGTACTCCATTCAGGAGTAATTGTATCTGTGATTGTTCCAAGATGAGCAGGAAATACTATCCACTTACCATTCACAGCATCTCTAATTCTAAACTTAATAAAATCTTTTGGTAATTTGTTATTTACGGTATTTGCAAATCCAATATTATCAAACTTACCACCATAAGGAACTTGTAATTGATTTGATACTCCTACTGAATATAAACCACCTCGATAAGCAACCTTTCCTTTACCAAGATTATAATCTTCTGCATTTTGAGCAGTTTCATCATCGTTCTGACCTTGAAATCCTACAACTTCAGCATTTGCCTGTGTTTCATATCCATTCTTTATTGCGTCAATTAAACTACCTTGTGGAATATTACTTTGTCCTCTACCATCAGTTATAGCACTTCCATTAAAATCTCTTAATTCATCATGAGTATCATTTCTGAAACCAAATTGATTGGTTTCTTCCTCTAAAGGCCCACCATAAGGCCCTAATGTACTATCAACTACTCGTTTAGGGTCTTCAAATTCTTGGTTACCTAATCCAAGTGCACCAATAACTGGATTTCTACCAGCTGAACCCTCACCCTTTATCATCCTTGAATCATATAATTGAAGTAATCTATTTGTTTTTCTCGCACCACCTATTCCTAATGCTCCACCTATAGCTCCAAATATTCCTGCATCCTCATCAGTTTCAGGCATCTTTCTATTGTTACCATCTTTATCAGTTTGATACTTTGGTGGGTCTTGGAAATCAAGAAAGGTTCCGTTAGTGTGTCGTGGTAAATGTATACCAGGTATGGCAGAACCAAATATACCACCTGGATTAAATATTCTATTTTCACCTATTGGATTTTGAGCCTGTAGTGCAAATTGTTTTAGATTAAAAAGAACTCCTTTAGATGTTAGAGTCCATTTGGCCAATCTTGTAACATCTTCAGCCGCTCTAACTACATTCAATGCTAATCCACCTCTGAATATCCCATCATCAAACTTAGCACTATCATACCCATCACCTACTTCTTTTACAATAAATGGTTCATCGAACCCAAGATTACCTGTTCTTAATCCTTTGTTACCATTAAATTTTTCGTACTGGTCATCAACTTCACCCAACCTATCTTCTAATTTTTTATTAGCAGTAGTGTTTGCAGGTAAATTATCTTGGTTGGTTTCATCAGTTCTACCGACTTTTCTTTGCCAATTAAATTCTGTTATATCACTTACTTTATCAAATAATGCCATAATCTATCCCTTAACCATCTGGTAGTTCGTTTACTGCCTTCCTTGTAGCCTTTTCTTCGTTAATTACTTCTTGTAATAAATCTAATGATTTTGCATTGTACTCTTTCTGAGCCTCAGCACTTAATCCTTGTTGTTTCAACATTTCCATAAACAATGATGTTTCAGCATCCATCTGAGATGCAGCATTACTTATCTCAGCCTGTTGGTCTAATTGTGATTGTAAATCATTTATCTCAGCACTTTGTTCTTTTACAGTATCTTTACTTTTTAAATCTCTAGCTAATAATAATGCATCTATTCCTACCGAAGCGGCTGTTCCAGCTCCTGGTAACAAACTTGCACCTCCACTTGCAAGTTCTAATCCAGCCCCAGCAAAATCCCCTTTCATAGCTCTACCAGCGGCAAATACTCCACTTGCTAATAATCCAAGAAGTGGTATCTTTTTAATTGCTGATTTTCCTAATGTTTTGGCTGCCGCCTTACCAGCGGTTTTACTACCAGTCTTAGCCACATCAGTTGCCACATCAACCGTTTTGGCGGTTGCGGCAGCGGCCTTTGGTATGAATTGTCCACCTTTGTAAAACTTACCAGCAACTTTCATTCCACCTGCTGGAGCCTTAGTGACTATTTTACTACCAGCCTTAACAACATCACCTGCTACTCCAGCACCTTTCATAGCTGTAGCACCAACTTTTGCACCACCCATTCCTAACTTAGCTAATAACTTTCCACCTAAATTAAATTTTGATAATACGGCATATGTAAGAAATGCTGTACCAAGAACTCCCATTGCAATTATTAATTTTTCTATAGCAACTCTTATCATTTCATTTGAAGATATCAATGGAGCATTAGGGTCTTTTGGTTGTTTAAATTCAACTTTACCACTAGCCAACTTACTTAATTCATCTACTGATACACCAATTGATTCAGCAAGTTTTCTTCTTTGTATTACATTTAATTTATTAAATTCAGCCTGTCCACCGATTTGTTTCACCACATCTCTAGCGGCACCTGCAACATCACCCTCAAGAGCTAATCTTCTAGCATTGTTGAAGTTTAATTGTTTACCAATCAACATAGAAGCTTCCATCTCGTTTGTGATAGAAGATTCAAAATCTAATAAGGAATCAGCAATCTTCATTGTGGTTCCTAAATTAACTCCCATTCTACGAGCTTCAACTGCTGCTCGTTTCATATTGGTTAAATTAGTTCCACCGAATGCCGCAATCTCTTCTGATGATGAAGCCATATCGTCAAACAACTTACCTATTGGTATATTGTTGGCCTCACCTAAAGCTTTTAAACTTGCCATCTGTGCCATGGCACCCTCTTCACTTGCACCACCTACTTTCTGTAATGACATGAATAAAGTAGCTGAACTCTCTTGTGATACTCCTAATATCTTTTCCATTCTACCGAATGTTTTTAAATTCTTTGAACTTACTTGGTCTAAATTACCAAATTGGTCTACAAGTGCACCAGCACCAGTCGCCAAATTATATCCTAATAATTTAGATTCAAGTGTAGCCAACTTCATAGTCTGTACTAACTTTTGAGATTGTGTTATAGATAATCCCACATTATCTCTGAACTCCGCTGATTGTTCAGCAATCATCACCATAGCTTTACCAAGAGCTGCGGCTGCCGCAACCATTGCCATTAATGGATTTTTGATTAATTCTTTTATCATAGCCTTACCCGCTGCTACTCCACCCTCTAATTGGTCTACAAAGGCCATACTATTTTCGTGTAATTTATCGAAAGCATTTTTCTGTTCTTTTGCTTCTTTAGAAAGTTGTCCAGCAACATCAACATATTTCTCAGCCGCCTTAACTTGGTCGTTTAATAACTTTAATTCTTCTTCATTAGCCTTAACACCATCTTCTTCTAAGATAGCTATTTCTTGTCTTGTATTACGAATGGCTTCTAAAGCGGCATCTTCATCATAAGCTAATAAATTTTTGTGTGATGATATATCTAATGAATCTAATTGAATTCCTATTATATCATTCATCACCTCAGCAACTTTTTCATTACCTTGAGCTGCTTTCTTAGCGGCCTCACCTGCCGCAAATTCTATCGAGCTTCTCTTTTCACTAAATCCTAAAATATCACGAGATGATTTACTCATCTTATCCATTCTCTTAGTAATAGTATCGTAAGTTTCTGCCTCATCAGATAACATAGTAATAGTATCTTTTATCTCACTCTTTTCTTTCTTTCTGGCCTTAAGTGCTTCATATGCCTTTTCTTTAGCCTTACCAACTGCTCCATTATACTCCACTGCCAATGCAGCAATTTCTTTATCTATATCTTTTATTTGATTTCGGACAAGTTTGACCTTCTCGATTTCGGACATTTCTTGTTGAAATGCTTGAGTACGAGCTTTTGCAGCTTTCTTTATATCGTTTAGGTTCACGGCCATTTAGTTATCCATACTTTATGAAATTAAATGTAACACTTTTTATTATACTATTTTTGTGATTTTTTATATCTTTCGATAGCTTTATTTAGTTCAATAGTTGCCTTTGTGGCTTGAACTGCGGCTTTACGAACATCTTTTGATGGATTATCTAATATGTCATCTAACTCTTTAGCTAACCTATCATCAAGGTTCTTTTGTAGGTGTTTTCTTATTTTATCAAAGAAACCCTCAACTGTTATTTTTCTTTTTGCCATTTTTAAACTCCTGAATAGACTTTCTTAATCATTAATAAATATCAAGTTTTAAGATTTTTATTTCTTTTGAGCCTTATCTATTCGCTCATTTTCTTTTTTCTTGGCATCGATTAATTGTTTGAGATAGAATCTTCTCAAATGAACTGGCAAAGAATATGCATCGGAAAAAGTAAACCCATTTCCGTAATTAATTAAACTGAATATTTCCTCGTGCAGAATTTTTTTATATTCTGGCGTCAGGCCAAAAAAACCTAACCCCTATTGGTATGTCTACCGTATGGGGCTCTCCTATTTGACTTGTATACTCAACACTAAAATCGATATCAGGTGAAAGACTATCATAATACTTTCTGAACTCTTTTGAATCAAGAGCAAGAAATTGATTGTTGATAAATTGTTCAATCTTTTTTCTATCAGTTTCACCATCGATAGCAATAATCTGTTTCTTTAACCTTGTGGTTAATTCATTAGAAACACCAGTAACTTCTGTAAGTTTCTTAAGTGCCTTTAACTCTGTATCTATTTCTCTCTCATCTTTATGAGTTAATAGTTTAAACTTTATTACTCGTTTAGTATTTGGTAATGTATATTCAAATTCATTCTTACCTGATTTGAATAATTTTTCATCAAATTTCGTAGTCTTTAAGGCAGATAAGTCGAATGTGTGTTCAACCTCTAACGATGTATCAGGGTCGGTTATGTTTACTACATAATTCTTTCCGTATCCTAACACTCTCGCACCTAACATCAGAGCATTCTTATCACCAATCAATAAATCATCTATCTTAACTTTAGGGTCTGCGATTACACTTTCTAAAAGTTTATCAATCACCGTACCTCTTTCGATTAGATTTGTTGATGTTAAAATGTCTTCTTCTTTTGCTGTCATATATTTGACATCGATTGTTCCACTACTTAATGGACTATCTTCAGGATATAGTAATCCCTTTGATGGTAAAGATAGTGTTTCAGTAGGGAAAGCGTATTGGTTATCAGCCATTATTTTCTCCTATGAATTGAATTTAAAACCATATGTATATAACTATGTTGTAACTTTCGTAAAAACGAATTTATTTTATTTTTTATTTCCCAACACCTTTTCTGCTCCAGCTATACCGAAACTACCTAAAGTAGTGAATAGGAATGAATTGTATACTACATCATTGATAACTAAATCTTTACCCATGATACCAGTAACAACATCTGCACCTGCAAAAATAACCATTATTGTGAATGCACCGAAACCAATTATTGATTTCTCATTGTACTCATTGTCATCTTTGAAAATTTCCCACATGCTCATGTCTCCTCCTGTGATTCCTAAGAATCTGTTATTGAACTATTAGTATGAAAGTATTGCGTAATCGTAACGAAGTGTTAAAGTGATATCAGCAACATCTGTTCCATTAGCAAAATCTAAATCATTGAAATTTGCTGATTGAATAAATGCACCTTTTAATATCCACTCTTCAACTTTATCACCAACTGGCCCTAACATATTAAATGTAATTTCTTTCTTGTAGAAGTCTGAGTATCCATCACGACCTGTTACTGATTCGTGGTGTAATCTTACCCATTCCATTACTGCCTGAGCACCTGATGGTACAATAGGGTCGTATAAAGTTATTTCTAATGTTTCCCAAGTTCCTTTACCTTTTAGGTATCTTTTAACATTGATGTGATTTAATTCAATCTCTTCAAATGTAATATTAGGTCTATTTGCAGTTTTTACAAAATATGATGGTATTCCGTCAATGTACATCACAAAACGATTTTTCGTTTTAGGTTCAAACGGTGTGAAAAATATTTCGTCTGTTGTTAATATATCGGCCATTATGTTTCTCCTATTAAGTTTGCCGTTACTCTTTTCAATACATTAATAAATATCAATTTTTGAAAAAAAATGAATCTACATAGGTATCTTTTTTACCTACTTCTTAGAAGTTTTTTAGAAGTTTTTAAAAAAAAGACTTGACTTGTATAGTGTTTTAGTGTTATATTTAGATATAAGATAAATAAGAAAAAGGACTTATAATGAATTAATTATCATAGTTACCTCCTAAAAACAAAAAACCCCAAACAAATTGTCTGGGGTTTTTTATTATAAGTCAAATTATAAATTAAACTTATTCAGGAAATGCTGCTCCTGTTGGTTGTATTACGAAGTCAAGTACAATGAACTCAGCAGTTCTTGTAGGTTGGATAAATATCTGTCCTACTAACTGATTTCTATCAACAACATCTGGTGTGTTGTTTGAATCATCCATTACTACTTTAAATGCACTTAAACCACTATTCGATTGTACTGATTCTAAGAATGGATTAACTATTCCTAAGAATCTGTTACGAGTAGCAGCAGTGTTTTGTTCGAATACCAAGTATCTTGAAGAACTTGCAATGAACTTACGAAGTCTAATTAATAGTCTTCTTACATTGATTCTATCAAGTGCAGATGGTTTTCCTTGAAGTGTTTTTTGTCCAAAGACAACAACACCTTGTCCAGGGAAAGATGCAATTGGATTAACTCTTGCTTCATAGAGGTCATCTCTTTCAGTATGAGTTAATCTTGTTTTTGCTTCTAACACAGAACTTAATCCACCACGATTTAAACCAGCTGGTGCGAACCACTCATGAGCTACTTGGTCTGTGAAACTAATCACGCCAGGTAACACAACTGATGGTGGAACCCACATTGGTTTATTTTTAACTGAATCAAGTACTTTAACCCAGGGATAATATACAGCCGCATAATTGGTATCAAGTGTTTGAATATCTGAAATAGTATTCGTTACACTTCTACCCCATCTTGAACCATCCATTACATAGAAAGCATCTGCTCTAGCTTCAACTTTACTGATAGCATGATTCGTAACTGAATTATGGTACTCATGTATAATACCAGGTGTTACTAATAAGTTTATATCAAACTCATCAGGATTTGAGATAGCATTAATAGCTCTCTTGAAAGCAACAGAACCACTAGCGTTAGCTCCACTACAATCGAATCCTTGAGTATTGTTTGCCGCAATATTAGTACCAGTAGCCTTTAAGGTTGTTGGATTATCACCATCGAATCCACCTTGAAATGGAACAACAAACTTTCTCTGTGCTTTTGCAGATAGAGCAAGAGTGATTTTCTCAGAAGCATCTGAGTATGTATCAGCTCCTATTGAACTTGCATCAGCATGTCCATCCATATTCTCAAGTGAGAATACAGCATTATTACCAGTACCTGAACTTGCAGGTAATGGAGCAAGATATTGTTTGTTATCTTCGTTTGTGAAATCCCAACCATAGTATACATTCTGGTCAAACACACCATTTGTTGTAGTTTGTCCCGTCTTGAATGAACCACTTGGTACGGATGTTGTTCCAAGAATTGGATTAGATGCTGCTGCGAAACCATGTGGAATTAGAGATTCATCTATTCCCTCAAGATTTGCTTCATAATCACTTAGATAAACATGAACAGATTTGTTTGGCCAATCACCATTGTAGGTAAGTTTGCCTTCCGTATCGATTGTTACATATCTATCACCAATTGCTCTTGGTGCAAAATTTATTGAATCTGGGTCAAAGTTCAGATTTGGAAATTCTTCAAGAACTTCACCATCGTTGTTTTCACCAGGATTGTTTCTTAATACTCTTAATGCAAATGAACCATAATCACTACCTGGTACTGAACCAGCTGCAGTTAAATCTGCAATAGCGATTTTGAAATCATCGTTTACATTTGTTCCATGTGAACGAGTATTAACTTTAAATAGGTTTTTTCTACTTCCAGCACTTAACTGAGATACAATGTAAGGTGTTGTAGCAACTGCATAATCGTGTGTAAAATCTTCACCACTCGATGCACTTACTATTCTCACATCATTTGTAGCAGAAAAACCTGATGTTGATGTTGTATGTTTGTATTGATTGTAAACATATACATCATGATTTGTGGTCTGTGGGTCTGTTCCAAATACTTTGGTAATATAGTTTGCAGAACCTGTATCAAAAGATACGGTAATCGCACTATTAGTACCAATCGTTAGTTCAGTAGCATTCCAATCAGCACTAGCATCGACAGAAGCAGATGTTGGTCCGCCTAAATCTAATGTTGGTGATTTTCTTGATGGTTTTAAAACTGCAACAGTTTTATAAACATTCCCTGCTGAAGCTGATACTTCTAATCTAACTGTACTTGACTGATATCCACCTAAACCTAATACACGAACAATTGTTACTGTCGGTGCATTTTTAATGTATTCCTGTACTGTATAAGGTACATAAAAACGAGTATCTAACTCACCAAAGATATTTTGAAACTCAGCAAAACTTGTTACTTGAGTAGGAACAAATGCCGGTCCTTTTTTAGTTGGACCGATAATTGCTGCTCCAATTTCAGCTATACCTTGTGGTAAGAAAGATAAGTCTTTTTCCCTTGTAAAAACTCCAGGACTTACTATTCTTTCAGCCATAGTTATTCTCCTAATTAACTAATGTTATTAATTCCTTATATATCGGAACGATATACTTCGAGTAATAAATATCATTTACATTTCCCAAAATACATGGGATAGGTCATTTTTTTTATTAATCTGTACTAACTGGTGTGAAAACTCCAGTCTGTGGGTCAAGATTACCTGGCCCATACTTCTCATTAAGAGATTTCACAAGTTCTTGTTCGGCTTGTTGGGTTTCCACATACTTAGTTTCAACTTGTCCTTCTGATTTCTCAAGATTTTCAAGTTGTTGATTCAATAAAACTTTCTGTACTTTAAGTACACCAAAGTCATTTTGAACTGCCTGATATGTTTCTCTCAACTCACTAAGAGATGTTAGTTCTTCATCTGTAAACTTTATCTCATTTGTTGTTTCTTTTGCCATTTCAATAACTCCTTTATGTTGTTATAACTTAATTTAATTATCATATATAAATATAAACTTATTTGTTCAAACAATCACATTTTTTTCTAATATCGTTGATTTCTTCTTTCAATTCTTTAATAGATTCTACTAATACAGGAACTAATTTTTCATAATTTACAGTCAAGTGTGTTCCTTTATCTTTTAAAGATGTTACTTCTTTAACTAATTCAGGTATTACTTCTTGTACTTCTTGTGCAATAAACCCAACATCATGTCCTCTATCTTTTTGTTTCCAATCAAATTCACGACCTTGTAGTTTTAATACCTCAGATAATCCATATTTTGTTTTTGTGATATTCTTTTTTAATTTTTTATCAGAAGCCGTTGTGGATGAATAAGCAATAACATCACCATCAGCATGGAAATCACCACCAGATGCAAATCTAAATTCATCTTCTACATTATTAACCTCTACCTTAATCATATTATCGGTATTGAAATGAATTTGGTTATGTGCATCTCTACCAATTTTAAGTGATGTATTTCTTAATGTAGTTGGTGTAGCAAAACTTATTTCAAAATCTCTTGCTGAATTTTCTGAAAATTCAATACCATTACCACCATCAATGTTTACTGTTTCTCCATGTGAAACACTAGCACCACTACTACCATTTAATGTATAATTCCAAGTAGTTTGTGAGTTACCTGTGTTTGTTCCACTTGTATTTGAAATATATGTTGTTGATATTGCTGAACCTTGCCAAGTACCAGTTCCGATTGTACCTAATGTGGTTACATTTGTTGAACCTTGATAACCATCTTTCAACCCATCAGGTGTTACTGCTCTTGTAGCATCTGTACCTGTAGTGGTTTCGGAAGTAGTTGCCAACTCAACAACTCCTGGATTATTTGTTGCTGCAGTTTCTGCTGTTACCGTAACAGCTCCTGTTGCTGAATTTACATCAATACCAGCTCCAGCAACTATCGAAGTTACTTTTGCAGCTGTATTACTTGTTGGAATAGTATCATCTTCAGAATATACTTGGTGCCAACTACTCCAAGTTCCATCATTTTGACCACGAATATATAAACGACCATCATTACGCCAATCTTGAGCTATTTGAGTTTGCCATTTGGGCCCATAGGACATTGTCATTAATGAGTGGTCTGTTCCAGTTGGTTTATTAGTTGCATTAGATGCCATGTAATTAAAAGTTATACCAGAAGAATCTCCTACAGTATCTGGTACGGTAGTACTCCTAGCTGATAAGGCAGCATTTGTAGTAAATGTTGTAGCTTCTGCCGCTCCTAAGTTACTTCTAGCCGTAGCCGCATCACTTGCTCCAGTACCACCATTTGCAACTGCTAAGTCTGTACCACTCCAATCACCATTATTAATTGCAAGTGTTCCACCTAATGTTAAATTACCACTTGTGGTTACAGTTCCTGTTAATGTTATTCCGTTTACAGTTCCCGTTGTTCCTACTGAAGTTACTGTACCTGTATTTGATGTTAATCCTGATATTCTTGTATCAATCCTATCATTAACTCCAGCTGAAGTCATAATGTGTGCATCGTTATCAGTAAATTCTCCTGAATCATCAATACCTGTAATAGTGTTTCCATCCATAGTAAATGATGATAAAGAACTAAATGTTTTAGCTCCACTAAATGTTTGTGTACCACTTAAGTGTGCAGTATCTGAATCTAAATAAGCAGATGCAATTGCTGTACCATTCCAAGTACCAGTTGTTATTGTTCCTACAGTAACAAGTGAAGTATTACCTGCAGTAGGGCCTACACCTAAATTAGTTCTTGCATCTCCTGCTGAACTTGCTCCAGTACCACCCTCAGCTACTGGTAAATCTCCAGTAACATCAGTAGTTAGGTTAATAGCATTTCTCGTAATCTCTTGACCACTTAATGTGATATAATCTAAACTTCCTGCAAGTGTTACATTAGTAGAGTTATCTGTTCCCGAAGCATCTACTCCTAAAGCAGTTCTTGCATTTGCTGCTGAAGTTGCTCCAGTACCACCTCTAGCTACACTTAGTGTTCCTGTTGTTCCATTAACTATTGGTAAACTTGTAGCATGTTGTAAATCAAAAGCAGGTGTGGTATCAGAACTACCTAATGCTACACTTACTCCACCAAAATTCACACTCGTATTTGTAAGTGCAGAGTTTGGTATGTTTGTTAAAGTATTGTTACTTGCGTTTATTGATTTATTGGTAAAAGTATCTGTGGATGAAATAGTTGCTATGTTTGCAGTACCACCTGTTGTACCAGCAACCCATCTATTAGCACTTACATCATATAATAATGAACCAGTAGCATTTCCACCACTCGTTTCTTTTACATATAATCCACCATCATTTGTTCCAGCATTTAATTCTATAATTCTATCTGCCACATTTAATGTTGTAGAATCAATAATTGTTTCTGTACCAGATACGGTTAAGTTACCTGAAATAACAACATTATCATCCAATGTGATTGTACCACCAGCAGAATCTATTGTAAGATTACCACTCGATGTATCTAATTCATTATCACCAGTAACACCTACTTTAATGTTTCCAGCAGTTGTCCCTGCAAATGTAGGTGAATGTGCTGTTGTTAAATGTTGACCTGTATTAAATGCTAATTGTGTATCACCAATAGAATCAGCAGTTACACTAAACTCCGTACTACTTAATGTTAAACCTGTACCAGCAGTATATTCAGTATTGGTATCACTCGCTGTAATTGTAGTTCCACTTATACTTAAGTTACTACCTAAATCTAAAAATGCCATTGAAGATGCTGAATCATCCCAAAATAAAATCCTATCATCGTTAGGGTCTGATAAAGAAGCTCCTGTACCACCATTTGCTAATGATAAATCTGTTCCACTCCAATTTGAATTATTAATAGAAGAGAGTGTTGCTAAAGAACCTAAACCAAGATTCGTTCTAGCATCACCAGCACTTGAAGCTCCTGTACCACCATTTACAATGGCCAAATCAGTTCCACTCCAATCAGAATTATTTATTGTTAAATCACCACCTAATGTTAAATTACCACTTGTGGTTACAGTTCCTGTTAATGTTATTCCATTTACGGTACCAGTAGTTCCTACAGATGTTACGGTTCCTGATGTTGTTGTGAAACCACTTGAACTATTATCATAATTACTTAAATCATCATCTACAACAAAATTTATTTTTGCATTTGTATCATCATATGTAACTTGAATTAATGTTTCAGTACCAGTTAACATAGCACCAACTGCATCTTGAGCTAATTCATTTGTAAAATAAAGGTTTGATGAACCTTGTGATAAATCATCAGTATCAAAAGAACCAATGCCTGTTATAAATCCAGCACCATTTGTTAATTGGTTATTATTTGTAGCAATTGTAGTAGAAGTAAATGCATTAGAACCAAGTTCTCTTGTTCCAATCACATTACTTCCGTTTATCATAACGGCTGTTGCTTCAGAGTTCTGAGCACTTAAACTTGAAAGAGTTAACCCAGCAAATGATGGTGAATCACTTGTTCCAATTGCCTGTCCGATTGCTATATTATCTGCATTTACGGTAACACCTGTACCAGCTCCAACTGCAAATGTTCTACTTGCGGCTATCGTTCCACCACCAGTTAATCCATCTCCTGCTGTTAAAGTTACTCCACTATGGTCTATGTGTTCATTTGCTACGAAACCACTTAAATTATCGTGAACAATCTCACTATCTGTGGTTGTTATTGTAACGGTATCTGTATTACCAACCGCCGTTGAAATACCTGTTCCACCTGCAATATCTAAAGTATTTCCATGTGCAATAGTTTGATTTGTTCCACTATCACCAGTTAATGTAAATGTTGTTAATTGATTTGTGTTTGTAAATGAAGTGATAAATCCACTTGAACTATTATCATAATTACTTAAATCATTGTCTACTACTAAATCTATTGTACCATCACCATCTTGATAAGTTGCAGTTATTAATGTTTCCGTATTACTACTAAACATTGACCCAACTTTATCTTGAACTTGTTCATCAGATAATGTGGCGGTTACATAACCAGCACCATTTGTTAACTGATTATTGTTTGTAGGAATTGTAGTAGAGTTAAATGCATTTGAACCAAATATTTCAGATGAAAGTTTTCTCTTTTGTGTTCCGTTATCTAATACGATAAACTCATCTTCACCAGTAGTCCACCCTTGTGTCATATCCGCTAAATCTGATAATGCAAGTGATAAGTTACCACTTGTAGTTACCGTACCACTTAAACCAGTATTTGTTCCTACAGAAGTTACGGTACCTGTGTTTGTTGTGAAACCAGTACTATTGAATGCATTACTACCCAACTCCCTTGTACCAACTACATTACTACCATTTATCATTACAGCAGTTGCTTCTGAACCCTGATTTGATAAACCTGTAAGTGTTAATGTTCCACCAGCGGTTACATTACCAGATGTGGTGATACTTGAAAGGGAAGCTGCACTTCCACTTGTGATTAATTTTTTCCAACTTGGCATCTATTTTATCTCCTTATGGTTGGTTACTTTATTAAGCCCACTTCCTATTGTCGCCAAACAATAGGCCAATAAGTTATTCATCTTTTACAAAAAGCTCTCCACCCTTTTCTTGTAGGATTTGTCGAGCTTTTTCTTCATTACTCTTAGGATTTACCACTTTATCTTTCGATAGTTTTAAATCCTTTTTATCAACACCTTGTATTTGATGTTGCCTTTTTAATTTATTTATTACATCATAGGCAATATGAATATTTCTACCTGGTATCATAGAGTTCTTAAGTACTTCCCACAAGAACTCTATTTCAACCTTATTCAATCTTGCCACTTCATCTATCACATTTCTGTGTTCTTTAGCATTTACTCCCATTGTAACCTCTTTTGTTTATTAACTATAAATCCAAATTGTTCCATCATCTGTTTTAACATGCATCATACCGATTCTATCAGTAGCACTTGAACCAAAATCACTTGGTGTACCAGTAGGTGCGGCTGTTGAACCACTAACCGAAACAACATATTGTCTTGGTGTGATTGCTGTAGCATCATGTGCCGTATCATCAGCCTTACTTAATCCCCAACGAGAAGCACTATCATCATATCCAAATGCAGTACCATTACCTGAACCATTTGTTTCTACGATGAATCCACCATCTCCACTTGAAGAACCACTAGCTGCCAATATAAATTGGTCTGCAACTTTTAGATTCGTTGAATCGATTGTTGTCATAGTACCATTTACATCAAGGTTACCCTCAACAACAACTCCTCCACCAAATGTTACACTATCACTTGTTTGATTACCGAAATTTACATTTCCACCTAAATCAGAATTAAGAGCAGCTGCAATATGTGCTCCTGTTACAGTTCCACCAAGTGAAGTTGCTGTTCCACCTACGGTTATCGAACTATTTGATAATTTAGCATTTGCAATTGAACCAGCTAACATGGTATTTGTTACACCACTTGCTTTTACTTGAAGTCCTGACATACCGATTTCTATAGATGAATTATCTACTCCTACTGAAAGTACCCCACTTGAGGCTGTTAATCCAGTACCTGCAAATAATGTAGCAATTCTATCAACGGTTGTTTTTCTATTAGTACCATTAGCACCATCATCAATAATGAATAAATCACCACTTGCTATTCCAGCTCCTATGTCTGTCATACCATCGATATCTAATGCCAAATCTGATACTCCAGCACTTCCGTTATATGAACTAACCGAAATACCACCATTAGCGGCTGCCGTTAAAGCATTTAAGTTACTACCAAGTGAAACTCCACTAATTGTTGAATTAGCCAATTTAGCATTTGCTATTGAACCAGCTAACATACCATTCTCAACTGATGTTGCGGCAATCGTTAAAGCTCCACCTGCTGCGATGGTGGCATCTCCACTAACATTACCGAATATCGAATCTTCAAGATTTGATGTTGTCATTGATTTTAAATTACCACTATCAGAAGTATCTGATAAGATAACTAAATCATCTTGTGCAAAATCTGTTAGTGAACTTGCTAATGAATCTCCATCAAGTTTATCCATATCGATAGCTGCACCTGATGCAATAGAAGCATTCACTACGGCATTTGCTGCCAACTCATCAGCACCTACAGCATCATCATCTAATTGTGTCTGAGATACTGAATTACTTGCCAATGTTAAAGCCCCACCAGCGGCGACTGTTGCATCTCCACTAATGTTTCCAAAGATAGCATCTTCTACATCACTAAAAGTAACTTTCTTCTCTGTACCACCATCTGAATATAAGAAGTGGTCTCCTTGAGCTATTGTTGAACCAGCCCCAAAAGCATCTACATCTAAATCAGCGGCTGCTATGTTTGTTAAATTCGAACCATCACCTGTGAATGAACCAGTAAATGAACCAGTTATTCTACTTGCGGCTACACTTGAATCGTTAACTAATGTATCAACGGTTGTGTTACCAGCATTTAAGGTTGAAGTACCGATATCAATTGCACCGAAGCCACTTGAAATAGCTCCTGTGCCAAGTGTACCAACACTTGTAATTTGTGTTTGTGAAGCATCAACATTAATCACTAATGTTCCATCACCAGTAGTAGCTGTAAGACCTGTACCAGCAACATCTGATGCTGCTTCTACGGCCGGTCCATTAGTACCACCAACTACGATACTTCCATTTGTTGTTAAGGCAAGTGAACCAACTGCATCAGTTCCACTATCTTGTGAAATCAGAACTCCTTTATCTGTTAACGATGTTGCCCCAATACCACCCTGTGCGACTGGTAATGCAGTATCCAAAGTTAATGAAGATAGTTCCGCAGCTGAACCACTTACTATTACTTTTTTCCAACTTGCCATTTTATTTCTCCTAATTTACTCTGTTGAACGAGTATTATTTTCCTATTATTAAATATTAAGTTCTTTAGTTTTCATACCCTAAAAACCATTCATCTGAACCACTATAAAACAATCCACCTGCTACTGGAGTAGGTGCCGTATTAAGTGAACCTAATACTAAAACTTTATCATCGAATTGAACAGATACTTCATCACTACTATTATATAATGTGAATAAATCTGAACTATCGGTTGCTTTTAGAGAGAACGCCGAACCTGTAATATGAAGATTATCTTTACTTCCACCTCGTGTATTAAAGGTAACATTGTTATAAGTAAAATTATCTGTTAAACTTAATGTATCAATGTTAGCTGTTCCATCTAAATGTAAATCTTTCCATTGAAAGATAGTACTTCCTAAATCTATTAAATCATCTTCGGTAGGTAAGAAAGAACCACTTAAACTTAAACTACCTGTAAATTGATGTGTATCACCTATATCATCACCAAATTTAGATGAACCACTTAATTCTTGTGTTGTTATGTTGGTAACTGATGAACTAACAATATAATTATTTGCAGTTACATCACCATCAACAAATAAACCTGTACTTAAGTTCTTACCAACATATTGATAAGCACTCATGTAAACTTCATCATTAGAGTTTAATGCAGATTCAAATTGCACTATACCAGTTTTATAATCAAACTGATAATCATTAACTGATACAATATCACCACCACTCAATGAACCACTATCTAATGATGTGGATTTAAATACTTTAACACCATAACCAGGTGTTCCATCTTCTGTATTAGCGTTTGCCAATGAAGATACTGAATACTTAGGTGATAGAAAATTAGTTTGTTGTCCATCTTGAATCAACTGAGGTGTTACTCCACCTGTACTTCCTGTTGGAGTCATAAAGAAGAATACATCATTAGCAACATTAGACCTTGTTAATCGTTGTCTAAAGTAATATTTTAGTACACCTCTTGTTTCTCCACTTTGAGTACTTCCACTAAATGGTAAAGCACTTGATGGTATTAAATGAGTCTCTGTGAAGATTTCACCAGCACCAATATCTAATACATCAGTAAATGATTCCTGTGATGTATTTAAATCAGCACTTGTAAATCGTCTATTTCCTAATAATCGATTTGATTTTTTCTCTTGATTAATAGCCATTAACTATACCCCAATGTTATTGATTGTAATGGTGAAGGGTCTCCCTTGTATCTCACCACTACATAAAGTTCATCATCTGTTGCATCTAAAAACATTCCATCAGCGTTTCTCATAGGAACGGTATAAGTGTTACTTGAAACACTACCACCTGTATTTCCATATAAATCTATATTACTTGAGAATGGATTCTTATGATTATCATTACTTACTCCACTCTCAATCAAGTTACTTGTGGTATCACTTGGGTCAAACAATCTACAAGTAGTTATACTTGTATTTCCACCAGCACTTGTACCACTCTTAAATATTAAAGCACATGCGATTCCATCTGAAGTAGAGTTCCAATTCACTAATGTTTTGTTATTTAAGTTTATAGTCATACCTGTTTTGTTTCCACTTGATTTTTGGAATCTTCTTATATAATATTTGTATGTACCACTACCAAAATTTTCTTTAAACCAATACCCATAATCACCACCTGGGTCTACCAAGTATCCTGGTTTAACTTGTAAATCATAATTACCCAATACACTTCCACCATTATCATTTACTTGGAATGTATCTGTGGTGAAATATGCACCTGTAAATGTAGTTACATTATCTGCCAATACAATTCTAAAATCTTCTCCATCAAAACCCTCTGTAGTACTATTTACTGAAGTAGGGTCATATCCTTGTGCTCTACTATAAATTGCCAATGAACCACTATCACTTGATTGTCCAAATCGAGTTGCATCATAGTATTTTTCATTTGGTGTTGTATCAGTTACACTTGTGTTTTTCCAATTTCTACCAGTAGCTCTAAACTTTAAATTATAATTTTTAGTTTCTTGAGAACTTCTATTTTGAACAATATTATCACTATTACTATCAAGTGAGAAAGTAAATGAAGAACTTGCAACTGCAATATCTTGTATCTGTGGGTCATCACCACTACTTCTCTTTGTAGTTCTTGTTCTATCAATCACATAATTAGTTGCACCTGTTGATGATACACCAGTATTAGCCACAGTCGTGGTTGTATTACTTAACGATGTTACACCAATATTATCCCACTGGTCTGTTGAATTTGAATTTACCATTACTGATGTTCCATATCCAAATGCTGGGTCAAAGGATTTACTTACCTCTGATGTAAAATCATATCCATAACTTGTTGTTAAGATATAAGGTGCTCCACTTAAACTTCTTGATGTTGCCGAGAAACTTGTTCTACTTAATGAACTCGTTACAACTGCTGTAGGTTGTGAATTTGTAATATCTGTTGGTAATCCACCTGTGTATAAATAAAATCTTGTAGTTCCATCTGAACCATCTTTGTATTCAAAATCACTCATAGAACCAGTCTTTAATCCAACCACCACATCATGTAATTTATAATATCCACTTGCAGATACATTTGTAGATGTTGTTGAACCACCTGTATATTTTCTACCACTAATTGGCCCAGCCACACTATTAAAATCACCATCTTGATATGCTGATGGAATAACTGCTGGTTGTGATGTTACTATCTTACTTAATATTAAACCATTTGAAGTTCCAAAAGAACTTTGTGTATAATCAACAAAAGAATGTGTGTGAAATGTTGAACTTGCATCTGGTGTTTCATCATCATATGTATCACTAAAAGATTGTGAAGCAATCACTCGTACTGAATACTCAGTAGCACCACCACTTGTTAAATTACCTAATCCAAAATAATTTGAATTACTACTTACACTTGTACTACCACCAGCATTTGCAGTTATAGTATTTGTAAGTGTACCAAAGGTTCCTTGTGTTGTAATGTTTGTTGATGGTATTCTTGATGCATATGTACCATGAAATGGATTCGTTCCTACATCATTGTTATTTGTTCCTCTATCACTTGATTGTACCCAATTCTTATGTTGTAAATAATCTTGTACTTCTCTGTAAGAACCTGTTGTACTTAAATCTATGAAGGCTGAACCAGTCCAACTATTACTCAATCTTGCATTTTCATATGTTGAACCTAACACTCCATTTAGTAAAGAACTTTTACTTGTTTCAGTTCCATCTGTATGTGATGTACTTACTGTATTCCAATATTTTGTATTTGGTGCCGCATCTGCCACATCTAAACTATGACTCATAGCACCAGCAATAAATCTTAAAATCTCACTTACATGAGTAGTATTATTAAAATTATTAAAATAACTACCACCAAGATTCTCACCCCAATTATTTGAAGTAGGATATCCGTTTGTAATATTATTTGTAGAGATAGCAGTAGAACCTGTTGATGCAGTATTTACTTTTAATGAACCTGTAACTTCTAAATCATTGGTGGTTGATTTGATTGAACCTGTAGTTTGAAATATACCACTTGCAATTCCAGTCAATCCACTACCATCACCTGAAAATCCTAAACTTGATGTTACAGAACCTGTTACTATTAAACCACCAGCAGTGGTTTCTAATTTTTTATTACCTGCATGATATAGTTCAACACTAAATGTTTCAGAATTAGTTTTTAGAAGAACATCATTATTTTCATCCATAACCTTAAAATTAATTTTATTCGAACCTGGATTAATTGTAGTAGTAAAAGGTGCACTATCATCATCATGTATTCCTATGAAAGTCATATTACCAGCATCAAATCTTATCCTATTATCAGTAAATCTGATGTTTGTATTTGTATCACCTGTGTGTCTGATGTATTCATTTACAGATAAATCTCCTTTAGATACATCTAAAGAACCACTAAGGGAAAATGAACCAGTCAATCTCGGATTTAATTGTTTACTATCTATTAATGCCATATTCTTCTACTTCTTGTTTTTTCTCTACCCACCAATTTGTAATTGATTTCGAAATCTTTTTCTTATGTTGTATTGTTTTTGGTTGTTTCATCTTCTCGATAGTTTCCATAGTAAACTTTCTATCCGATTGTGCACAACTCCTACATACACTATTATTCCCAACTGCCCTATCAAAAGCATCCTTTCTTGTATAAGTTAACATCTTCCCACAATCAGGACACTTTCGGTTTTTTCTATCTTTCCAATGTCTTTTTCTCATACTTATAAATATCAAAAAATTGAAAATGGTAACACCAATGTGGTATTTATTTTAATTAAATTTACCCCAACCTACCACTTCATCATCACTTGTTAAATTATATCCAAGTGAATTTGTATCTATATGTAATTCAAAAGTAGAACCGCCTTGTTTAATATTTAAAGCATCATATTCCATCAACATACCATTTAAATAAAATTGAAAATCAAGTTTGGTAGTGTTTCCTAAACCTGTTGATATTGATGCTGTTGTTGCAGTGAAACTTCCTGTAGTACCAGTAATGGTTCCTTTCACTGCTTTAATTTTTCTTATATATTCAAGATTGGTTGTAGAATCTCCACCTAATGCTAACTTGGCAGCATTCTCAGTTACCAATACATTAGTTCTGGCTTGAGATAAATCAGATGAATTATTAACACCAACAATACTTGTTCCATTTATTTCTACTGAACCACTTACTCTAACACTACCTGTTATGTGATGTTTATCATCTAAAGAATTTCCAAATGTTGTACTACCAGATTTAAATATATTTTCTGTACTTGATTCACCAACACTTGCACTTGCAAAGTTCATATCCCCATTGATTACAATATCATTTTCATGTGTGTAATTTTCTGATATACCTTGTTCATCCACAGTGAACTGAAGATTAGAACCACTAATAAACCCATAACCCAAAACCATATTGTTTTCACTTGTACCAATGATAGCAGTTTGAGATTGTGGTTGAGTGATTCCATTAAAAGTTACATTATCAGTAGTACCTACATCTTGTCCGATACTGAATGTATTAATTGTAGCCTGATTACCATCTTGTTCACCAACTATAGAAGTGTTGAAACCACTTGAACCTGATGTAGTGAGTGGGTTTTTAAATTTTAATAATGGCATTGTGTCTCCCTATGAATTAAATTTACCCACTGCAATTATTTCATCATCACTTTCCAAATCATATCCAATAGAAGTATTATCAACTTGTAATAAAAATACACTACCACTTTGTTCAATAGTTAAAGCATCATGTTCCATATATTGTCCATTGATAAAGAATAAGAAATCATTCTCATCAGTAGCAGTATATCCAACTGGAGCAGATGCTGAAACTGCCGCAAAACTAGCAGTTGATGTTGTGATACTATTGGATGTTTTATAAAATTGTTTTCTTAAATACTCTTGAACTGCAGTTTGTCCAGCCGAACTAAATCCTGATAAAGCAGCTTCTGTAACGAGTGTTGTAGAACTAGCATCAGTTAATGAACTATCATTACTTATTTCATTTATCTCATAATTATTTAATACCCATGAACCAGTTACATTCAAACTACCTGTTCTGTTATGTATATCATCTATAGTATCACCAAATTGTGTTGAACCACTCTCATATATAATAGAAGATGATACAAATGTTGTTTTAAGTTCTTGTGCAGTTAATGTACCCAATACAGTCATATCACCATTTACGGTTACATTACCACTTGTAGTTAAACTACCTGTTATATTTACACTACCACTAATACCTGTATATGAATATGTGGTTGGATTACCAAATACTAATGAGTTAGATGATACTTGATTGAATGATACATCTGCTGTTGTAGCAACATCTTGTCCAATAGAAATAGTTTGAGTTACTGCCTGTGAACCATCAAATGGTGTACCATCTTGTGAAAGTGTAACACCAGTTCCACCAATAAATGTCAATGGATTGGAAACTGATATACTAAACACATCTTGTACAGGACTTTGTACAGATACTCCACCTGTAGAATCAACTCCAAGTAACTCTTCAGCAGATTTCTCTACATCCATATTAATAATAACTTTTTTAGGTGTAAGATGTCTTTTAGTAGTAATCATACTATTAAATTCTTCAGGTATAATATACCCCATCAACTGAACGGTAAATGTTGTTTTAACTAATCGTTCACCTTCCATCTCACTTGCATCACTAAATGATTCTATTCTACTTCTAAACCTTAGTTTACCAGGCTCACCCCAATATGCACCATCTGTATAATTTATCTTTTCAATAAGTTTATTCATCTGTTCTATATAACTTGTGAATATAGTGAACTCATAGTTTAATATAACATAATCAGGTACAACTACACTATAATGTTCTTTATTAGGTGTAGTACCTACGGTCTTACTGAATTGGTCATATCTATTACTTGAAGAATACTTTTGTGTAAAGGTTTGAAAGTTTTGTGGTTTATTAGCATCCAACTTATCAGTAGGTATATTTTCATTTCTATCAATACCTGTTCTTCTAAACACAATAGCTGGTGTTAATACTTTTTGTTTTTTATCTCTTAGAAATCCTTGTCTTTGAATAGCATACCATCTTTCTGGTGAGGCATACATTACAGGAACTTTTACGGTTTCTTTATTATCTACTACTGATGGTTTTATAACCTCATTAAAGTAATACATAATTGCAGAATCGTGTTCCATGATTCCGACAGAGATATTCTTAATATCATCTTTATCCCTACGAACTTCATTAGCTCTATTGTATTCAGGATTTAATGATATCGAGTTTAAATCTCTTCTAATTTTTCTCGATAACGGTTTACTTCGTGCCATTAAAACGCCCTTGTTCTCTCAATGTTAAGTGATGAGATTCTTGTTAAATTACCCACACAAGATATAGTCCAATTCTTATCATAATCACCACCTACTAATTGATTTTCATTTGTTGATGCAATTTCAAAATAACCATAATTCCAACTCACAACATCACCAACATCTGGCCTGAAGTTAACATCGATTAACATATCTCTTTGAAATGAGAATGTAGCAGTTTGATTTGTATCAGGACCAAATTCATTTGTTTCCCAATCGAAATCTTGTGCATCAATAATACAACTTAACTTCACACCTGCCTCATATACTTTTCCACTCTCTCCAGCTTCTCCGTACATATTAGGTTTTGTATCGTATGTTGAAACCCTATAAAGAACTACTTCCTGTCCAATGATACCACAAGTACCATCTTTAAGATTCCCAACGAGTTCATCATTGAATCGTTTGGCTAAGTTAGTATCTCTTGTTGGCCAATATCTACTTGCCATATAATTATCCTATGTATAGTGGATAAGGTACTTTTTTCAACTTCTCTTGTAAGTTTTCGGATGATTCTCTATCAGCCTCCATAAGTGCCCTATTACTTGTTTGGTCTAACATTTCTCTTAATTGTTCTACTAATTGTTCCTTTTCAGCAGTTGCTTCGGCTCTTAATGTATCACCATCTAAACTAACTTCTGAATTTGGAATAGGAATTGTTCCGTATTTACTACGAACCATACCTAATAACTCTTTTGCTAATGCCAATCCATACTTACGAATCCATTGTTTACCAACATCATTGATACTTTGGTACTTCATGTTATCATATGGAGCATTACTGATATCTGATATTGTATCTGCAGAACCACTATAACGAGTTCTCAATACATTATCTCTATCACTTACTTTATTCCACTCTACCCACATTGAACCTGTTGTATCACTTGTCCATGTAGGGAAAATTCTTAATTTATTGTTTACGAGTTCAAATGAATAAGCAGATTTTCTCACTTGGTCATTAAACTCAATTGCTTGTACTCTAAGTAAATCAGCATATATTGGTTGTAACATAAATGTTATTGCTGGTGATGAACCACCAAATCCAAATGCATCCAACATATTATTTGTTTGATTACCAGTACCTGCGTATGGGTCAAAGTATCTTGAAATAGCAGGGTCTGCCTGATAAAATACTCTCTTAACTTCTATAGCTCCACTACCACTATCATCCGCAATTAAGGAATTCAAATCGTAATCTTGTGAACCACTAACTAATGTTATTTTGTTTTTATAAGTTTCTACTTGTCCACCTACTTGAGCCTCACTTCCATATGTTTCTGATATGAAAATTTGCTCACCCATAGTGTGTGATAATCTTTTATGTGTTAAATTAGAACCTGTTGATTGTCCTTTTAAACTTAACAAATTATCTTTTATATTGAATTGGTTTACCTGAGCAGAGTATTCTGTGATACTTTCTTCGAATACAGCATAAAATTGTGTATCTTGTAATTCAACGGCTGTAATTGGGTATCCCATTCTTTTAGCACACCACGATGCAAATTTAGGAGCATCGGTTTGAAAAGTAGAATCGGTATCATAAAACCCAAATGGTGTTGAACCACTTGCTGCCGAACCACTTCCTGGCCATATCGGTTCTTGAGCCATATAATTTCTCCTATTAATAGTATTAGATATATCTTGTAAATAAATATCAAGAAAACAAAAAAGGGGAACCAAATAAATGATTCCCCTTCAATGTTAATGTACTAATGTACAATTTAAGTCAATAAATTAACTCAACTTACACATAGTTTACATCAGCAACGACAATCTTACCATAGAATTCGCTTCTAACCATTTTCTTAGCATAACGAGTCATTACGCCTTTTCTTGGTGTGAAGTTCTTAGGGTCGTATACTAATGGTGTCATGATTAACGGTACATATGGAGCATATACAGCACCTGTTTCTAAGAAATTACTTCCTCTGAAACCAGCAAGTATTACATTGTCCAATGCATAAGGGTTTTTATAAACAGTATATCTGTTATTAAGTGCCCCTACTTTTTGTACACCCATAGCAAATGATTTCTCAGTTGCTTCACCAGAAGTATCTGCAGCATATCCAGGAATACTCTCGATGATAGTTGCTGTTTCTGGACTTACGACCAAGAAGTTAGCACCACCTCTAAGAGTTTTCTGATGGATTGCATTAGAAACTGATTGTATTTTGTTTCCAAGAGTTTGGAACCACTCACCTTTTGTGTAAGCATTTGAGTTTGCTGAAGATTCTGCAAACAATGAAGTTGCTGAATCATACTCAAATCCAACTCTAGCTGACCATCTTTCTGTTTTTGCAGTAGCACCTGCATACAACATATCAAGGATTTCTAAATCGATTTCCATTGAAATGTACTCAGAAAGAAGAGCTGTTAATTCAGCTTCAGCATCAACACTATGATACGCATTTAAGTCTTGAGCAAGTTCTGGAGTCCAGACAGCTTTTAACTTACGAGTTTTCGCTATGATAGGAATACTCTTTAACGCAATGTCGAGTTCTGGAATGTCGATATCAAGTTCAGGATTGTTATCTATTTGAGCAGCAGTAGCTTCAAAATCACCACGAGTGTAGTTATTTGCAGCTTTCTTATGATAAGATACAACAATCTTATCAGGATTACCAGCTTTAGATTTCAATGCAATGAAAGATACCTGTGTTTTAGCAGCATTTACAGAAGTATGTGCTGGATAGAAAGCATCTATACCAGAACCACTTACTGAGAAAGCTCTAACACCATCTTCATCAAAGTTTGCAGCAGCAGCATTTGATATGGTGATTTTAACAAGACCGTTATCGGCAACATGGCCAATGGCCGCTGATGCTGAAAGGTCTGGTTCAAAGTTTACATCCTGCCATGAAACAGAAGCAGTTGTGAATGCTGAAGAACCTACGGCAGCTCCAATATCTAATGTACCAGTATCCTGGTCATTGATAGAGTATCCGAATTTTCCAGCACCATACAAACCACCACTTGCATCACCTGAACCTGAAGTATTACCATATACATCAGCGTTTTCAGTATGCAAATCTGTTTGTGCAGTTCCGTATTTGAAGTCAAGATAGAAAATAAGACCTGAAGGTAAGTTCATTGGTTGAACAGAAACAAATTCCTGTGCAGCCAACTCACCAAAGATTCTACGAACTAATGGAAGTGCAACACCTGACCACTCTTCTGAGTTTCCAGATGTACCTGTTCTTGAAGCTTCATCAATTAATTGACGGGCTTGATTTTCAAGAAGTACAGCCATTCCGTTTACTTCGTGTTCTTTGTCCATGCCTTCTAATAGGCCTGTTGGTTCCCATTTCTTGACCAATTTACGAGTTTGTTCAAGTAGTTGTCTTTGTGGATTATATCCATCCATCAAAGATTCTACAGATTTAAATTTACTCATTTTTTAGTCTCCCAAATTATAGTATGTTAGCTAATTTCTTGAATCTATTTTTAATCTCTGTACCCTCGTTCAATACTTCATCCTTTGCAGGTTTAGTAGAAGCAACTACTTTAGAACTTGAACCTTTAGATTCTTTTACAGGTTGGATTTTTCCACCCTTGAAAGATTCTGCAAGTGTTGAGTAAACAAGTTTGATTTCCCTAATGTTCTTAGTTCTGTCAAATGTTTCAACAACTTTCAATTTCTGTTCGTTACTTAGACCAAACGCACGGAATAGTTTGTTTGAGAATAAGAGTTTAGCATTCAATAAATTAACTTCGTTTAGTTTTCCACGAAGATATTTTACAACATCTCTGTGCTCTTTAATTTCACCTTGAAGTTTAGCTAGTTCATCAGTAGTATCTTCTTTTTCATCTTCCTCTTCAGAAAGTGCTTTCAATACTTCTTCTAAATCGATATCTTCTTCCATCTCGTCTTCGTCTTCGTCGTGTGCTTCTCCCTCTTTAACCACTTCGTGGTCATCAAGTTCTTTTCCAGCAGGTTCGTCTTTACCTTCGCCTTCTGGTCCCTGAGCACCTGTCGCAGATGAATCATTTGCTTTATCAGCAACTTTGTTGTCAGCTTTACCGATATCAGATGATACATCGTTTTCTTCAACTTTGTCTTCATCTTCATCGTCATAGCCTTCTTCCATTTCATCTTCATCTTCGATTTCGTCTTCTAACTCTTTTAAGATAGATTCTAAATCAAGCTCATCATCTTCATCTTCCATTTCTTCAGAAACTTCGTCATCTTCATCTTCCATTTCTTCTGAAACTTCATCTTCGTCTTCATCATGGTTTTCACCTTCTTCAACTTCGTCTTCGTCTTCGATTTCAGAAACTTCTTCAGCATCTTCATCTTCGTCTTCGATTTCAGAAACTTCTTCTTCATCTGATGGTTCATCTACAGGAGCTTCTTCAGCTTCCATTTCGCCTTCATCTTCATCTTCCATTTCTTCGTCTTCGATTTCAGATACTTCTTCAGCATCATCTTCGTCTTCGATTTCTTGTTGAATCTTCTGAGCTAACATTGATTTCAATTTAGGTGTGAACGCTTCTTCAAGTGCCATCTTTGCATTCTGTAAAGCTGTTTCACGAACTGCTTTTGCATCTGCAATGGCTTCTTTTAGTAAATCATCCATTATTAATCTCCTAATTGGATTCAGTATAGTTATTGGGAACTATAATATAGTTTAGTTTTGGTTACTCTTTATGATGTGCGAATGCACGAAAGAGTATTTCATTTTATATAAATATATAAAACTTCAAAAAAATACACACTTTATGAGTATTTTTTTTAATTATCTTGCGTCGAGTTCTTTTTCTTTTAGAACTTTATATTTGTTTCGTAGAATAGCTTTATTTTTCTTTTCTCTTTTAATAGCAGATGGTTTAACATAAAATTGTCTATCACGATACTCCATAAGAATACCACTTTGTTTAACCTTCTTCTTAAAAATACTAATTGCTTTTTCTACAGATTGTCCTTTACGGACTTCTACTTTAATCAAATCAACCTCTTAGTCTGTTTCGTTTTTACCTTTGTAGTTAGCATCTATATAATTGAAAAACTTTTTCTTCTTATCATCATCTAACTCATCAGGTGAACTTATACCAAATTTTTTCATTGCCTTTTGAAAGAATGCCTGATAATCACCCTCTTCAATATCATGTCCTTTAGGTTCTTCCAATCCAGCCTTTATCTTATCATCTTCTTGACCTTCTGGTTCACCCTCTATTTCATAATACCTACCTAAAATGTGTCCCATATCTTCATATAATCCACCCATTCTTTGTTGTAGGGAATTAGATTCTTGAGCAATCTTTGAAAATGATTTAGATAAGTTTGTTAAATCTTTCATATTACGATTCACAGTAACTTTATCAAACCAATCTTCAGTTTCATTTACAGTATATGCTTTAGCATTATTTGCAATGGTAGATAATCTTTCAGCAATTTTTTGTAAGTTTTCTTCTTTTTGAAAAACTTTACCATAACTTGAAAATTCTTTGATTGCCTCAGATACTTCTTTTGCAGTAATCTTTCCAGCTTTCTGTCCATAGATATCTTCTACAATACCTGTTAGTGAATCACTTCCCAAATTATTAAGTGCTGGTGTACTTACCACCCCACCTACTACTGAAAAACTTTCTTTCATTAAATCTTTTAACTTTGCCATTTTTTTCTCCTTATACTTATATAAATATAATCATCTTCGTTTTTTACCACGCAAATAACTGCGAAATCTTTTATCTACTTTACTCCATAAAACAATCAACATATCCCTAACACCCACACTTGTATCAGATGCTGGGCCTGATTTCATACTTTGAACAATATCCATAGCATCATATCTTCCACCTTTAACACCATCCATCATAATCTTAATAGATTGTTGAGATGCTTTATTAAAAATCTTACCCATTGCTTTGATATCTTTTTCTACAAACTTTTTTGCTTCTGGTGTAGAATACCCTAACATTGGTACATTCATCTTATGTGTGGTTTTGATTGAACCAGGTACATACATCCCATCTTCTTTTAATATTTCTTTTAGTTTAATCATTTTTTTAACCATCTTTTCCACATACTATAATCTACATAGTTTCTATGTCCGTTTGGTGGTATTTCTTCTAAATTATTTGGTTTTCCTGTTCCACCCTTTTTAGTAATAATATCATATGCTGTTTTACCTTTTCTGTTTATTACAAAAACACCACCTGGTAAATTACTTATCTGATATCCTTTTTGTACATAAAATTTTATTGCTTCTTTTCTATAAATCATCTTGTTTCCACCAGGACCTGGAGTAGAATATTGGCCTGTTGGTTCGGATGCCGTTCCCGCTATATAAACATAAAATGGTTTCTTTACAAAAAAGTGTTGTGTATCACTTCCATATAATGGATGTTTGTATGCTTCATTTATTAATCCTGATAACTTAATCATCTTGAAACTTATCCTCTAATCCATCTTTACCATCTAAGTAATTATAAACTGATTGTAAGTAATCTTGTGATTTAGTAAGTTTAGATTGAACCCATGCTGGAAACTGAACTCCACCATCACCATCTGTATCAACATTTTCAATCATATCGTAAATCATCTTGGCTAACTTCATACTTCTCTCTAATTGAGCCTTTGCCATCTTACCCTCATGGTCTGTTGATTCTTCGTTTAATCTAAAATCTTTCCATTGAGACCACATTTGGTGTGTCATTGTTTTCTTAGCCATTACTTCTTCTCCAATCTACTTTTGCATGTCTTCTAAAGCTTCGTGTGCTTTTAATACTAAATATACGATATCATCTTTTAGTTCTACATCGTTTTGTTTTCTTACAGCATTCTCTAATTGTTTTACTGCCATTTTCAAAACTTTTACATCCTTACTCAACATATTATATGCCTTTGGTGTAACTGGAGTTTTACTTGTTGTACCTCTCGGAGCAGTAGCACCATACATATTATCAATTTTAGTTAAGTCTGCAGATACTCTCATTTCTTTTATCACTTCTTCATTTACTGATTCGTAAAAATAATCATCCATTGGTTTATCAATTTGATAACGAACATAATCCCACACATTACCTTTTAATTTTTTCAAAACTTGTTCAAAGTTAAATGCCATTTCACTTCCTCTGGCATTCTTGTTAGCAAACTTCATTAACATTTCAGTTTCTTTTTCTAATTTTTTCCAATTTCTTTCGTATCGTTTAAGTAATGAGGAAGCTTGTTTTTTTACTCTTGGATTAACTTCTTCATTCACTTGAGTAGAACAACATGAATCTCCACAATGACACTCTTCTTTAATTAATTCTTTTAATTTAATCATATTTATCTCCTGTACAACCATCCACCATGTACATCAAATCTTGCATATGTTTTAGGTTCAAATATATTACCTCTTACACCCTTTGCTCTTCCATTGTATCCAGCAGGTTTATAAATATCACCAGTTTCTTTATCTACAAAGAAATGAACACTTAATCCTTTTTTTGGTTTATTTGCACGAACATTAACTATTCTATCAAACTTTGGGCCTCTTTTTAAATGTGCTGGATGTTCCCAATTACCACTTTCATAGGTACTTGGAAATGATTTTTTATGTTGTTTCTCTGCAGATTTCTTCATAAAATCTAACATCTTTTTCATAGCTCTATCATACCCAGCCTTCGCCTCATTTTGTTGAGTGATTTCTTTCGCAATATCTTTTGCAATATCTTCACCTATAATATCTTTTAATTTAATCATTACCAAATCCTCGCAAATGCACCTGATGTGATAGTGTTAGACATCTGACCAAGTTTTTTACCTCTATCTCTAGCGTTCTGTCCCATATATGGATTATCAGGATGTCTCTTTTTATCTTGTTCATCTCTTTCTAAATCTGACTTATAATAATCTATCTGTTCATAAAATTTTACCATAGCAGTAGTGATATCACTTAATGCTCTCATTACATCACTCTCATCTTTTGGGTCCATCTTTTTACCTTTCATTATAGCATAAGAAACTGCATTTGGTTTACCACCAACTAATCCAGTAATTAATTTATCAGCATAATCTTTTGTTTTCTTAATTACACCTTTTACTTTTGCAGGGTCATCATATAATTTTTTGATAGCATCTTCGTATCTACTTTGGTTTTCACTTTTGAAATCACTATCAGTTCTCCACTTCCAAGAACCAGATTGTATATCTGACCTTAATTTTCTTATTTCTGTAGCACCCATGTAAGGTAAATCCTCATCCATTGCTATCTGATAAAATTTAATTCCATCTATACCTTTAACGGCCTTAGGACTTTGCCATCCGTATTTATTTAAACCGAATGTTCTCATATCTTCAGCACCCCAACTTGTAGGATTTTTTACTTGAATATCTTTACTTCTCCAAGATTTTGAATACCATAGTGATTTACCATCTTTGAATACACATACGATTGTTCCTCTATCGATTTCTAAAGAAGATTCCCAATATCTATTACCTTTTGCATGAAGAGTTACTTTCTTACTTGTAACAGCAATTGATACACCTTTTCTTGGTAATGTTTTTGAATACTTAATATGTTTATCTTCAATCTCACTTGCCCTAACACCTTGTTTTGCTAACCAAGTATATAAATCTCTATCCAAAGAACCTCTATTATTTTGAGAGAATCTCTGTAACATTTTACTTTTAAATGCTTCGGTTAAGTAAGATACCTTTGATTCTGATATTATGTCTTTTAATTTTATCACCATTATCTCCTACAAACTTGTATACATACCTGTGTATCTTGTGAACATATCTGCTAACTGGTCTGCATAAATACCTTTTAGTTTCTTTTTGTTTTTAATTCCTTTGATAGTTACCCAATCAAAACTCATGTTATATAAATCTTTACCTCTATCATAATCTATCTTTACATAGTTTACTCTTTTAGAGTTTTTTCCAATCTTAAACATCATACCCTCTTTACCAAATGTAAAATGTTTAGCACCAGTCATAGCAATAAATCTGTTACCACCGATTTGTTTTAGAGTTTCAGCGGCTTGTCTTCTATCCATTGCTTCTCTGTAAACTATCTTACCACCTTTAGATTCTATACCAATCTTATGATTTGGAAATTTTTTCTTTATACCATCCATATATGCTGGAATCTCTTTTAAATTTTTCACCATAGTACTTCTCTTTATACTATTGTTTTTACTCACAATAATAGTCCAAGGCCCTGCAGTTCCACCTTTACGAATCTTTCTCATCATATCAGAAGTTTTACTTTCTACTTCTAATCCTCGTTTTTTCTTTTTCTTCAACTGAGTGTTCATGTATTCTTTTTGTGAATAATCTGGGTCAAGTTTTCTCATCTTGATTAAAATATCTCTTAACATCTCTCTATCAGTAGAATCATATCCGATTTCAAAATCTGGTTTCTTCTTTAATAATACTGAGTATGCAGTTCCAATATCTTTCATCTTCAAAGTTCTTTTCTTTTTATCAGGATAAACTCCTTTTGGCCCATAGAAATCATTCATATATTTAACGAACCCTCTGTAATCCATTTCAGTTAAATGTAATATTGGATTTATATTTTCTTTCTTTACACAATTAGGATATGTTTTACCGAACATCTTCTTTGTTCCTTTTTTCTCATATCCTTTCCAACATTTCTCAGATAATTCTACCCATTGTTTAGTTTCCATCTTCATCAATGATGACATGATTTCCGCTTTCTTTGCTGGTGTTGAATTCCTATATGCACTTTTTATATATTTGTAAGTTTTGGCAATCATTTGTTTTGCATCTTTTTCAGTATTACCATACTTTACTAATAAATCATAAATCTTTTCTTGTTCACCCTCACGAAGTTTTCTTCCTAAACTCTCTTTTAGTTTTTCATCTTCTTCACCTGTACCACCTGGTGATTTTAATTTATAATTAGGGTCAACTGCAGAAGTAGTGTAACCACACCCCTCAAGTTCTATACGAATCATTTCTTTTAGTTTATTTAAAAATTCTTGTTTCACTTTTTCTGGTTTCCCTTTATGTGTTGTAGATGCAAAATCTTTTACATCTTTCTTTTTCATATCCTTAGCAACATCTTTTACTGCCTTAGATACTTCAGAACCCTTTACATCACCTTTATTATAGGCATGTACAAGTCCCATAAATCTTTGTTGAGCTTTAGATTTGGAAGGCATTAACTTGCCAATCCATCACCACTAAATTTAGTTTTATCTGGTGTACCATTGGATGGTATAGCAAATGTATCCAACCCTTGTTTACCTGGTTGTGGATTAACAGCATCCGCACCATCAGCTAATTCTGTAAATGTTGGTTGTTGTATCTGTCCACTTGCTGGGATAGGTATTCCATCTAATCCTGTATCTCCACCTAAACTATCGTTTACTTTAGGTATAATAGGTACTTGTTTATCTTCTAAACCTGGCATATTACTCTCCTCTTATAATTTTGTTAATTACATCTTCTGCTTTACAATAAGTACCACAAGTTCTACCTTGTGTTTGATTGTTATCAACACCCTCACTTATTGGATGTAAGAATGCACCATGTGTAGATGGATTAGATACAAAGTCAAATGCAATCAACTCAAAATCTTTTCCAACTTTTAATGTTGGTGCCTTACTATCATCTTCTTGTATAGCTTCTACTGAACCCATACCACGAGAAGAAATACCCAACTTAATTCCATTCTTAAATAATTCTCTCAATATGTTACCACTTGGTGTAGTTAAGATTTCAACTGTACCTAATAGGTTATCACCCTCAAAGTGCATCTCTGTAATATTATGTGATACATTCTGTAGATTCACTACTGAACTATCTGGATGGTCTAATTCACCCAATGCTCTTTTTTGTTTTATGAATCCATCATTATAATTCTTTGCTTCTCTGGTTAAGATATCTTTTGGATATACTCTACCATTTTGGTTTTTAGCATCCGCTCTTTGTAATACACCTTTAACAACTAACTTACCATTGTTTTCTTTCATGGATTCGTTAATTTGTTCAGCTGTTACTTCGAACGGTATGTAATCTACAATTAAATCTCTCATTATTTCATCCTCTTAATCATCTGTACTGCTTCTCTCATAAATTTTGTTACACCATCTTTATAAACTTTTTTAATCTGAGTTGCTAATTTTCTATTTTCAGGTCTTGGGTCTAAAAGAAATGATTGTTCTAATTGAAACATCTCTTTTCTAAACTTAGATTCTGTTTTCATTAGTTTAGCAATTACTCTCTTTGCTTTAACTACATCATCAGCACCCTCTTTTTTCATTTTCTTTTTCTTTTTTAATTCTTTCTCAGCCGCATCTAATCTAGCATTTGCATCATCAACCGCTTTACTCATTTTATTATCGATATCTTTTGCACCACCTGGTTTAGCCGGTCTTCCACTTCCTGGGCCACCCTCTTTCTTCAAAGCATGTGCCTTCATAGTATCCTCAAGAGTAGGTAATGGTTCACCAAATTTTCTGTTTAATATATCAAGAGTTTCTGTTAAGTATTTTTCATTTTGTTTCATTGTAATTTCCCTACTTTGTTTGCCAACTTAACTAATCTTTCTGATATGTTGTTAAGAGCCTTATGAGTATTTTTCCAATACGAAGATGAATCAACACTTAGTTCATTCTTTAAACGAACACTCATATCAATCATCTTACTTAATCCTGATAGTGAGTTCTTTACTTCTCTTATTGAACGACCAATTTTTTGTTTTGGTGATAATGTTTCATCATTTCTCCAATCATGGTATTTGCCTTCATTTACACTTTCAAGTTTTTTATCAATTTGGTTACCAAGTGATGGTTGAACTCTTTGTACATCAACGATATTTTTCATTCCACCTTTTATCATTTTACCAACTTTTGTTTTAGCTTGTCCTTTAGATGATGCACCAACAATAGTTTGTATAGTAGTATCATCTTTTTTAATCTTAACTGCAAACATTACTTCATTAACTTGTTCTTTTACTTTTTTCAATCCAGCAACTTCACCATCTTCAGGATGACCTGAACCAGTAGAGAAAGCCTTTGGTGTATCATAATGACCTGTACCAGTTCCATCTATACCAGCAGATGCCGTTGTTGATGCTTCTTCAATCTCTTTTCGTATAAGAGAACGAAGCATTTCTGTGAATTTTTTCTTACTTATCTTCGTGGACATCGTCTAACTCCTTAACTAATTCATAATACCTCATCAATGATACAACATTCTTATCCTTAACTACAGAACCACCTGTAGCTTCTTTTGTATGATTAATGGCTTCGGTTAATTTAATCTTAGTAATCTTATCATCCACTTTAACTAAGTGTGATTTAAGTACTTTTTTGATTTTTATAACTTCAGTATCAATGAATTCTCTCAGAGAGTTAGTGTTTGATATATTATTGATGTATTCTCTCAATAAATTTCTTTGATTCTCATTTAGATTACTGTATTTTTTATTAAACTTGTCTACTAACAACTGATAAGTAAGTAACCTTAAGTCATTATCTTCTTTCTTAAGATTTTCAACAATACCACCATTATTTTTAGTTCTGGAGTGTTTTGATTTGGTGATATTCTCAATAATTGTTACTTTACTATCTGTTTCTTCAACAGGCCCAACTACTTGTTTTGAAGATTCACCTTCAAATACATTAGATATAGATGCAAGTAGTTTATATTCAGGAATTCTTGTGTTAAAGAACTCTTTTATATCATAGCTTTCTTTAATCGTTTTAATTAAATTGTATTTTTCATTCGCAAGTTTACGATTTGATAATTTTCTACGACTTTTTATTACCGCTTCGAGTAAAATGTTAGCTTGTTCTGAGTTTTTGTATTTCTTTTCGTTCAAAATTTTGTACAATTCATACTCTTTACCTAATTCGGTTCTTGAGCCAAAATTTTCTTTTAAGATTTTTACTGCCTTACCATCTTTGACATCGTTGAGAACATCAACTGTTATCTGTCTTGTTAGTAATTCGAAAAGAATACCAGTATTTTTTAGTTTACTGTGTTTCTTATTATATTTCATCAAACACTCCGTTTATTTTGATAGTTTTTCTCGTTAATAAATATAAAACTTTCAAGAAATCGTTACTTTTCTTCCTTAAAATCTTCATATTCTTTTGTTATCTCTTCACTATCCATAGTTTCTTTTAATACCTCTCGGGCTTTCTTACCAAATGATTTTTTTAAACCATCATAGTGAGCTAAAGCCATAGGTATTTTAGGTCTTCCAAGTGGGTCTCTGCCTCTCGCACTACCATCTTTACCATATTTAGTTACTTCCTTAGGTCTGCCAGCACCTTCGAATCCACCTTCAGGTGAACCTCCATCATCAAATAATGAACCCGCCAAACTTTCTGGTGGTTGTTCTCCTTCAGGAGCTGGTGAAGCAGATGCCATATCACTTGGTGTACCAACTGCATCTCCACTCTTAACAGGGTCATTACCCTCAATAGATATCTGTTCAAATCTGAATTTTTGTTTCTGGTCTTGTACCAATTCTTTTTCAACTTCTTTAATTTGGTCATCAGAGAAACCAAATATATTCTTATATATCCATTCTGTACTCATCATATTGTTATCTTTCATATCACGAGCAAGATTTATTTTATTACTCCACAATTCAATCTTTTCTTGTTCATAGATTGTAGATGGATTAGTAAGATTTAGTTCAAAATTTACCAACTCAGCATCTGTATATCCTTGTGAATATAAATGAACAACTGCAATCTTTGTTAATTCACTAACTACGATTCTTTGTATTCGTTCAATCGTTCTAGCAAATCTAACATCTTCAGCTGCCAATGTTGCTTTACTACCAAGTGATTCCTCATATCCTAAGAATGCCTTTGGTACATGAAGTGCTGCCAACATTCTGTTTTTTAGATACTCGATATCCTCAGTAGAATCATACTGCATACCAGGTAGTGATTCAATGTTTGTTCCACTATCTCCACCACGAACTGGCATAAAGAAGTCTTCTGTTAAGTTTTGTATGTTAAACTTCAAGTTATAATCACCTGTAGCCTCATCCATAAATGGAGTCTTCTTCATTTTGTTAATAATTCTTTGCATATAATTATCAACTTCATTTGGTGGTATGTTTCCAATATCTACTTTAAATACTCTCTTCTCTGGTGCTCTCATGATTCTATGAATTAACATAGCATCTTCCATCAATGTAACTTGTTTCCAAACTTTACGAGCACTTTCTAACATTGATTTACCATAAGGTAAAAGATTACTATCACTTGCTAATCTGAAGTGTGCAATTTGAAAGTTTTCAAATTCTATTTTCTTACCTTTACTTGAACGAGTAAAATAAGGATGTGCGGTTTCTTGAGATTCCATATAGAACTTTACATAATATGGATTATCAGGGTCTTCTCCCTCTGAACGAACCAATTCATATGCAGATACTGGTATTACATTAGTGATACCATATTTATCCTCTACATCTAAGTATAAAAAGAAATCTCCATACTTAGTTAAGTTTCTTATCCAAGGCCATAGATTGAACTCAATGTTCATAATGTCATAAAATAAATTATGTAAAATAGATTTTATATTATCATTATCACTTTGTATTTCCAATACTTCTCCATATGGATTTTTCATTGTACATTCATCGGCATATATATCAAGAGCCGAAGCAATAATTGAATCTGCCTCCATACTCTCGTAGTCTTTGAACAACCCTAATCTTGCCGCCTGTAATTGTGCGAAACTCGAATATCCACTATTAACTAAATCTAAACCACTATGTAGTTTAGAGTATCTGTCAACTAAGTGTGATTTCGTCCTTGATTGTATTTGTTCAGTATCTGCTACTTTTAATTTCTTTCCACCGACATTTCGTACAATTACATTTGTACTAAATAATCGTTGTAGTCTACCGAATAATGTTTTATCAGCCATTTTTTACCTCACTTACAAGAGCCATTCTAATGACTCTTTCTTTTTATCTACTTCCCAATCCCAAGAATCATTTCTGTTCTCTTCGGGTGTGTAAAGACCATCAACATCTTGCATTCTGTTTAAGGTCTTTTTTGTTAATTCAATTCCCTCAGTTCGTAATCGTAATGCAGTATCACGAACCCAAAGGCCAATTGCAAACGACATAACTAAATCATCGTTATATCCTCTCATTGCCTCTGCTCTATTGTTTAAATAAATGAAAGTAAACAATTCATCAACCAATCGGTTACTACGAACTATCACACTCTCATCTCTAAAATATTCCTCTAACTTTGCAATAATCAAAGGTCGAGTTTTCATGGTAGTACTGAATCCAGCCACCATACTTTTATCACCACTTCTATATCGATTTGTCATCTGATGAGCTATATCGACATATTGTAAATCTTTACTTGTATAAAATAGATTAGGATATTCCCTATCTATTACTTGTTGTATCGTTGCCCAACCAATGTTATTGTTTTCTATAATTAGTAAAGCATCATTATATTCCGTTGAAATATTGACCAACATATTACCAAAATCTTTGGTAGGAACTCTACCTTTATATTCTGCAACTTGTTCTACTTTTTCTACATCTATTACATGAAAAGCAGAATAGTCCGCACTATCACCACGACCAACATCAGCAGTAACTACATATGTTCTTGTGTAATCTGGTGGTTCCCAAATCCACAAGTTACTATCAGCACCTCTTTTTTCTATTGGGTCTTTCACCATAGATTTTTTACACTCTTCTAATATTCTTGCATCAATTACAGAAGTACCAGAAGTGATAAAATCACAATCACATTCTTGTGCCGCACTTTGAATACCTAACAAGGTATCTTGTTCATCTCTCCACTCTTGATTTCTATCTGGATGTACAGTCCAATGAAGTTTGATATCATTGAATTGTCCTCTACCCTCTTCAGCATCTACCCAATTTCTATGAAACCAATTACCCACACCATTAGGTGTTGAAAGTGCAATACAACTACCACCTGTTGTTAGTGTTTGTTGTGAAGCAGTCCATATATCATCAATCTTATCAATGAATGCCGCCTCATCTAATATCAATAATGATAGAGCTTCTGAACGAGCAGCTTCAGGTCCTGATGATACAGCCTTAATCTGTGAACCATTAAGGTATCGTAGATTCAATTTGTTATCTTCAACACACTTTTGTTTTAACCAAGATGGTAAGTTTGCATGCATCACCCTTACCTTTGTTACCAAATTCTTTGCCACTTCCTGTTTAGTAGCAATCACCAATACATTCTTATCCGAATGAAATGTCATCATCCACAGAGAATAAGCAGCAGTTACTGTAGATATACCAAGTTGTCTTGCCTTTAAGATAATATTAAATCTGTTGTCTTTAAATTGTTCAACACACTTATCTTGAAAAGGATACAATGAAAAAGGTATTTTACCTCTCATTGGATGTTGTATCACACAATACTTTTTCATAAAGTATGCCGGGTCTTGTGCACACTTAATGTATTCTTGTTTGATTACTTCTTTTATTTGTTCTGCCATTAGTTTAGTTCGCCTGCAAGTTTAACCGATACCGAAGTAGCTGCAACTCCATAAACAAACCATAACCATTTGTTTTCGTGCCACTTTGGTTTTACTACTTTAATCTTTTCTTTGTAGAGATTAATAGTCTCTGTTTGTAACTGAAGCTGTTGTGTTCTAAAATCAATAATCAAAGAATCAGATTTTGCATTATCTTCTAATAAAAAGATTTGTTTTTCCAAATCCATTACTAAAGATACATTCAAACTATCTTTTAATTCCAACTCTTTAATCGTATTTGTGAACCCAAGAACTTCATCTTCTGAAAAGGTAAAAGTTTTAGTGTTATCTTGCCCAAACAACAAACCAAGAAATAATATGTATATAAAATATCTCATGTATATAAATATATACTACTTACTAAATTTCTTCAAATATTTTACTGCTTCATCAACATTATCTGTTTTCACTGCTTTTTCAGCCGCAAGTATTTGTTTTTTAGTGTTTGTTACTTTTCGTTTAAGATTACCAACTTCTTTTTTGTTGACTTTCTTCTTCTTTTCAAGTTTCACTACTTGTTCTTCAAGTTTAGTTACTTCTTCATTTTTTACTTTAATTGCCTTATCTAATTTTTTGACTTCTTCTTTTTTCTTTCCGCCAAAAAATAGATTAGTTATGAATCCGATTATCTTTCCAATCATTATTCATCCTCCTTGTTAGGTTTGATTCCACACGATTTCAACATTTGTTCAAATGTGAGTCCTCTTGGTTTATATTCAATATCATGTTCTTCTAATTCCATTAACTTTCGTATAATTTTTGTATAAACATTTACTACACTTTCAGATTTTCTTGAACCTACTTTGTTATGATAATCCACTGCAGTTTCACCCAACCTTGATACCATCAACATTAAATCTAAAATAATATCTTCAGGCAGTATTAAGTAATTTCTCTTCTTCATCGATATCTTTCTGTAGGTTATCAAGATGTTCTCTAGCTTCTTTCACTAAAGATTCGAATTGTTCTTCTCCCATTTCCCACTTTTCTTTTTCAAGTTCAGGTGTGTTAACACCAACACTATTAAAGAACTCCTTTTTACCACCTGTCTCTTCAAACTCATCGATACTCGCTTTTAAATCTTTTATGTAACTTTTTTTATTATCCAACATTTTCTTTCTTGCCCAATTATCAAATTCACCACTAACTCTAAGTTTGTGTTCTAATTCAATTTGACAATCAAAACAATGTCCATATCTATACCAAAACTTATTATCAAGTTTTTTCTTCATTGCCTTGGAACACTTTTTACAGAACAAAGGCATCCTAACCGATTGTAATGCTTTACTTAATTCGGATTCTCTGGTCTCACCACCTCTGTCATCTTTTTTACCCTCGTACCCAACTTGTACATAATCCTTTTCATGTTCTTTTCCAGACATTAAGTCCTTTAAGGCCTTATTTTGTCTTTCCATATCTTTACTATAATTTGCCATTGTAACTCCTATCCAAATTTTATACTACCAAGTATCTGATTGATTGGTGCAAATGCTCCAGTAAATTTATATACATTACCTTTGTATTTGAACACAATACCCTCACTTGGAACGATTGCTTTTAACCCACCAATCGCATTTAGTTTTTCAATTTGTGTTTTTAGTTTTTTTAATTTTTCTATTTTATCTGGTTTTTGTAAATCTCTCATCGCACTATTCATTTCTTTTCTCATCTTCTGTACTGCCTTATCAGGATTAACTGCCATATACCCACTAATGTTTTTAAGTATCTGTGCACCTACATCAAAGAATAATACTTCGAATGGTTTGATGTTATCTTTAAAAATTTTCTTATGGTCAAACTTATCGGTATTTAATATCCATTCTAAAAATTTAGGATTATTTTTGAAATCACTTTTAATTTCTGCAATCTTATATCCTTTATCAAAGTATGCCCACCTACGAACTAACTTAGCAAATTGTATTGGTTTCAACTTAACACCGAATTGTTTTGATGCATTGAAAACATATTCACTCCAATATGATTCATGATACATACCTAAAGTATCTTTATCTTTTAAAGCATATTGTCTTTGTAATTTATTCAATCTACTTAAATAAGTTTTTTGTAATTTATCAAAGTTCTGATGTTTAGGTACTTGTAAGAAATTAGGTTTACCAATTTTAAATATCTTTTGTATATTTTGATTTGCCTGTTTAATCATACCTGCTAACATACGAGCTGAATCTTTTGGTTGACCTACAGGTCTTCCACTTTCATCATACTCTAATGTACCATGAAATATTATTTCTGCCACATCATAATCTATTACATTTGCTGTTGCTGGATACATAACCTCTAAATTCATCCATCTCTTTCCGTTACCAAATATTTTTTCTTTTTGTTTATCTGATAACGAACCAATTGATTTTTCTAAATCTTTCATCGCACCTACGAAAGCCTTTTCTATATTTCCTCTACCTTTGAAAATACTCTTTACACCTTTTGTATCTGGTGCCGTTTTACCAAAATTCTTTAGGTGTCCTTTGTTACGAGCTGCCTTTAACTTCCCATCAATCCAACTAACCATTAGATTCTGTCCATCAAGTTTCTCAGTAACACCATCCTCTCTATCTAACTTTCCTCCTATACCATTAATAACTATCGTTTTCAAATCTGAAAATGTAAGATTATTGTCATCAAATGGATGACTCATATGTCCATAGGCTCCGCCCATAAGTAATAACTCCTTTGTTTGGTTTTCAAAAGATTCTTGTATCTTTTTGATTTTCTCTACACCACTTGTAGATGTTTTCATATCGTGTGTTAATGAATCACCAATCTTGGATGTTGGTTTACCAAAGAACTTCACTATCTCCCATCCCATTTTACCAACAAGATTTTTCATATGTTCACGATATTTAGGAAATGGATTATCAACACTATCTTCGTTTGATGTTTTTTGATTTATTGTTTTACCAAATGTTACGGTATCAACTCTACCTGCCTCATAAGTAAATTCATAACTTGGGTCTATTGCACCTTTACCAACAATATCACCAACTACTTCCCATCCCAATATATCTGCCTTTTCAGGTGATACTCTTTTGTAATCAGCAAATGAATTAAAGAAATCATATAATCCCTCATCATCTAAATCACCAGCTGTTACGGTAGCCCCAAGAGCACTAACTTCTTTTATTATATTTTTTACTGATGATTGATTATAAAATTCAAATAGTTTTTTAAACTTATTCGTCATCATAGTATAAACACCTTTATCATAATAACCAAATAATTTTTTAAATATCTTTGGTCTATCTTTATCATTTATTTTAGGTGAACCTAATATGTTTCTCATCGTGGTACCTGAAATCTCATTACCACCAATTCTCATACTAACATGAGGAGCAACTAAAAAGTATCCATGTTCTTCATGTCCTTTTATCTTACCCTTATTCTTTTTGTAATCTTGAAAGTATCCAGGTGAACCATCTTTCTTTTTACCACCACTTAATCTACCAGCATCTTTTGCTCCAAAGATATAAACAACTGCGGTAGTTTTTGGGTCAAACTTTTTAAGTAATTCTTTTGAAACTAAAGGTACTTTTTCTTTTCTAATTTTATTTTTTGGTACACCCATCTTTGCCATATGTCTTGCTTTCTCTTGAAAGTTCATTGGGTGTCTTGGTGGTTTCTTTATATCAGATGTAGTGATATATGCATCATCTACCTTAGATTGTAACCACTTAAATGTTTTTAGGTGATGAGGCCCAAATGGTTGAAATCTTCCACCATAAATACCAATCACTTTTTTAATTTTTGTTGTTTCTTCAACTACGGGTTCATATCCTTTTTTCTTTTTATTTGGTGGTTCATTTTGATTACTACCAACTTCTTTATCATCATCATCCCAATCATAAGTATCTGGTTCTGACCACCTACCCATTTTATCTGCTGACATTGAATAGTTATGATGAGCTACAAAATCTTTATCAATATCTTTATCACTCGATACTTGTTTCATTCTTTTGAATTTATCTGTGATTTTGTTAGGTAAAGATTCTGAAATGGTTGTACTATCCCCAATTTCCATACTTGAATATACGACATTTTCCATATATAAGTCAAGGTTTTTTTTCAATTCTTTTATCTTTTTATATCCACTCATCTTATCAGTTTTATTTTTATTTATACCTGCTCTACTTGGTGATGGAATATTTTCACCTCTGATACTACGATTGGTTTTTTTGTGTAATCTTTTCATCTTCTTTCTTTGACTAAGTGATGTTGGTATCCAACCTGGCCCAAATGTAAAGTTTTTATCTTCACCAAATAACTTTGTTTCCATATCCCTTATTTTATCACCAATCTCTTTACCCTTTAATCCTACAAATTCATCACCACTTGCCTTAACACTTAATTTAAATGTAGCAAGTTTTTTAAAATCTTTACCAACTAATTTACCATAGTTAATAATATCATTTGGTGATAAAGTAGTTTTTTCTTGTGCCTTCTTTGCCATATAAATGTTCTGTGGTTTGAAATCATTTAAGTATACTAAGAAAGTAATATTGTTTACCTCTTCTCCACTATACTTTAATTTATTTAAAATCTTTGGTAATTTTCTTACATCATTCTTTTTAAGAATAGTTGCCAAGAATAAAATAAAAGACTTGACTTTTGGATAAGGTTTTGTTATATTTAATTGTGGGAACATTTGCTCTGTAAATTTAAACTTATCAAGTGCCTCCATAAATAATTTAGAATCTTTTCCTTTTTCTATACCCTTAATAAACTCTTCTCTAATTCGTTCTGCACTAACACCTTTCAAACTTGGATTCTTTAATAAAGCAACTTCTGTATCTTTATCCATCTTACCACCAATAACTGCTTGGAATCTAAGTGCTCTTAATTTTCTCAATGGGTCTTCATCAAATCTATCTTTTGGTGTACCAACAGTCCTTACAATTTTATTTTTCAAATCTGTTAATCCACCCGTCAAATCTACTACTTCATTCTTCTCTATATCATAGAACAATGCATTGATGGTTAAATCTCTTCTCTTTACATCACCTTGTATATCAGAGAAATCAACTGCCTTAGGTCTTCTACCTTTACCAATATCTTTTCTGAATGTAGCAATCTCATGTCCACCCACAACCACAACACCAAATTGTTTACCAACTTCATAGGTTTTCATTCCACCTTTCTTTGCAATCTTCAATACTTCATCTGGTTTTGCATCTGTCGCTAAGTCAAAGTCTTTTGGTCTTTTACCAAGGATGGCATCTCTTACTGCACCACCCACAACATATAATTGTTTACCATTCTTTTTAAATAATTTATAAATCTTTTTTATGTCACTTGGAACATTTAATGTAATTTTATTCTCATTGATTTCTTTTTTCAATCTACTTTTTTCTCTACGACCTCTGTTTTTAGATTGTGCTTCATAACCTACAATTTTACCACCTTTATGTGATGCATCTTTTTTATCACCATTTCCATAAGTTCCTTTTTGACGATTGTACTTATTTAGTTCGGCTCTGTATTTCTTTGCCTTTTTAGATGATTGAAATTTTTTGTATTCGTCTTTATAATCTCTTTTTGCCTTTTCTTCTAATTGACCACTATCATCAATCTCGTTGGTTTTCTTTTTCATTGAGTTTATAAATTTTCTATAAACAGCTGCCTGAGACTTCTTACCCATTTCTTTTGCTCGTTGTTCCATTG